GCCCTACCTCGGCTGCGCTGAGCGGCTGCATGTCGAGGTACATCTCGATGAGCCTTGACATGTCGGCGCTCATTGAGTGGAACATCTTTGCAAACGGCCTCGTCGGGTTGCTGCTCTCGGAGTCGGCGTCGCGAATTACGTCCGGGAGGAATTGCCTCGCATTCAGCGTTATCTGGTTGAAATTCTCTGGTCTGGACAGGGTAAGACATGGGGTGGTCAACCAGACGACCTTGCTCTGTGTCGCCCCGATGACCAGAGTGATGGATACATCCGTGGCGGCAGTGGTAACTTGTCCGAACTCGTTCTCGTTTGAGTAGACGGCGTTCCACGAGCCGGCCACCAACTCCTGCGTGTTCGGGGTCACCGATGTGTACGGGGCGTACTCGTTGTGCAGGTAGCAGGATACGGTCGTCGCATTATCTGAGTACACCATCGCCGAGAAAACCAGCGGCTGACCCGCGTAAGGTTGGGGTACGTCCTCTTCGGTCAGCCTTACGATTGTCGGCTGGGGGGTGACGTTCGTTATTTTTAGGGAGTACTTGTCGTACCTCCAGAATTTGGTCTCGTCTACTGTCGCCGTCGATGGCGATTCGACAACCCACTTCTGCTCGATACTCAGCGCACTCACGTCCGCCCCCGAATCGTCCATGCGCCGCATGGCGGAGGTCGCCAGAAGCAGGTTGCGCTGCGGTAACTTCAGGCTCACAGGAGGTTCGCCGTCACGGTTATGTTGTCAATGCTGAGTTCCGGGAGGCAACCCTTCTGGCCGAACAGCAAGTCACCCGCCGCGTTGGACGTCGTTTCGGCACACGTCATGGTCATTGCCTCGACGTAAAGAACCAAAGGAACCGAGGTCACTTGGGCGAGCAGGGCCGTCTTGCGAATGGCTGGGTCGTTGAGTGGGTAGGCCGATGGGTTCAGGGTCGTGGCGAGCTTCGTCTTGACTGCTTCGCTGACGGAGACTATGTCGGCGAACTCGGATACCCTGACGGTAATCTCTGCAGTGACGGAAAGGACTTTCATGTCCTCGACCACAAGGGTCAACCCAGCGAGCATCCTTTCCCTAACATCGTTGTAAATACTCATCCTCTCAAATTCGGACAGGGCGCGGCCGTTGCCGTACACGTACAACGTCACGAAGCCGGGGACGTCCGCCGCCCCGAAATTGCGATTCGACAACCCGTTCGTCAGGTCGTACGCCTTGGCCCTGCCGACGAATGAGAAATTCGCCAGGACGTATGCCTCCACCTGCTTTGATGTCGCCGAGGTCGAGGTCATTGATTGGAGGAAGGTGCCGAACCTTGCGAGAAACGACGAATCATCCTCTTCTTCGCCCCCTTGTATAAAGCCATCAAGGGCAACACCAGAATCGCTTACGCTCTGGGCATTCAATATGAGAAGTTCATCCCCGGCCACTACCGCCCTTCTGAGACCTGGTCCGATCGCCGTGGCAATTACATCGATGTAGGGGAGCGGTGTCGGCGGGTTGGCGCCCAGCACTGGTTCCACTGGTTCGATCGTTGTGCTGGACGGCAGTTCGTAGTACTCCTTGACCTCTTTTCCGACACCATCCGTGTATCTGTGCTCCAGCGTCGTCTCCGCATCGAGCGTCCCGCCTGCGTAATCAAGAGCCGTCACCCTGACTGGGACGGATGCGAACGAACTGGAAATTCTCTCTACCCCCATGAAGGTGGCGAGGGCCTCGGCCAGCCTGTCGGGCATCGCGTTCATGTGGTTTATGGCGATCGTGGTGAGGAACGAGAATGCCTGAATCATTCCGTCCTCTATGGTCCCCGGCCTGATGCTCAACTGGGGCACGTTCATCTGCATGAGTTCGACGGCCGACAGGTAGAGCTCCATCGGGTCCTTGTCGTATATGCGAAGGTTGACGTACGGGCTGAAATCTATTGACATTTCACTTCCTCCTAAACTTGACTTTCAGCACGATCTGGCCGGTGGTCTCGTTCTGCTCACCCTCGGCCTCCACTATCTCCACCTCTGGCACGAACCTGTTCGCGTGAATCATGAATTGCCCCCTGCTAACGCTCCTGAAGGAAGGGTCGAGTATCCCGAACGATGGCGAGTACGGGTGCGTGCCGGGTTCCGTCAGCGCGGCCATGCTGAGCAACTGGGCGTAGAAGGCGTCTTGGTCTTCATCCAGCGTGGCGAGGGAACCGTCGCTGTTGAATGCTATCGGGAATTTGAGGGTCGTCATAAGTCTATTTTGCCATTCTTGTCGCTGGTGCCGTTGTTGGTCATGCCGGCGGCGGGTGGGCCACGTGGGAGTTGTACCTGTTCGTCAGGGCCGTCAGGGCGGCGCTTAGCGCGGTTATCTGCGCCTGGAGCTGGGTGACCTGCGCCGCCAATTCGACCTTTGTGGCGAAAACATCGGGCACGACGTTGCTCCTGCCGAACACGATCAACTGCTGGTTGTCGTTCTCGAGGAACCCGCATATCACGGAATCCCCCGCCGCCAGCCTCTTCGCCTCCGTGATGTCAAGCGCGGAAACATTGGCCACGTGCACCCCGAGCCCGGGTATGCGTATGCGCACGGTGTTGCCGTTTCCGGCGGAGGTGACCTTCGCCTGGTAGATGCCGCCGCCCCGGAACGGGAGCGGCGCCCCGCCACTCTTCCTGACGACGTCTGGGTGGGACTTCTTCATGGCGTGGGGGGTTTCCCACCCGTCGTCTTGACGGCGCCGGTTTGTCTCCTAATTTGGTACGGTATGAGGACGTCCGGCCCGATCGGGTCGCCGGTCTGGTCGTACATCGGCCCGACCGGGAGGTAAATCTTCTTCTCCTTCGGTTTCCGTTCTGGCGTGCTGAACTGGATTCCGACCGGGTTCGGCGAGCGCTCCTCGTAGTCCACGGCCGTCACGAGGTAGTAGCCGACGAAGGTCGGTATGCCACCGACGAACACCGTCATGCCGGGGCGTATGCCGACGCCGTTCGTCCTGTCTATCGTCGCCGACCCCTTGCCCTCCATGACGTCGTTGTCCGACCTGTTCATCGAGGGCATCTTCTGCGTCTGGTAATCGGCCCCCATCTCGCCCGGCATCAGGGGTATGTAGCGTCGCGTCACCACCTTGTCCTCCAGCCTGCCCGTCTTCTCGTTCTTGACCTGGGCGACGTAGGTGATCGCGTCCGGCCCCCACTTGTACATGAGCCACTTCATGGACGCGAAGTAGAGGGTGCCGTCGCACTCGAACATCTTGAACTTGGCCTGCTGCGCCAGGTTCCCCAGCACGTCCCACGTCGAGTCGCCCTCGTTGTCCCCGCTCGCCTTGGTGATCTTCTTCTTCTTGTCCGTGTTCTCGGCGACGCACTTTATGCCGTACTTGGCGCACGCCGCCCTGACGTAATCGGCGCCGTCGCCTTCTATCACCTCGGGCTTCCTGTCGCGCTTCATCTGTTGCACCGCCTTCGGCCTGCACTTGACCGTCCAAATCGGCGAGACGCTCTGCTCCTGGTCGACGGATATGTCCGCCACCTCCATCAGCACCGGCTGGAACGTGATCGCCGCCCGCTTTGTATCGTCGTTGAACTCGGATTTGGCTATCTGCCTCGACATGTACGTGACGTCCCTGCCGATGTTGAAGTAGTTGCCCTCGGCGAACGAATTGGGGGCGTAGCCTCCCGTGTCGCTCAATTTCCTCTTTGCGCCCGGCGGGTTGAAGTCCCTGTCTATGATTTTCAGGGTTATCTCCGTCGCCATGTCCATGCTGTAGTTGACGGTGCAGGACAGTATTGAGTCGTTCATTTTCTCCTTGATCATCGTCGGTATGTCGCCGAAGGACACGTTGAACACCTCCGCCCCGCGCGAGGGGAGCGAGTCGGGCTTGTAGGAGGAAATCGCCCTGTATCCGGAGTAACTTGGCATTAGCGACTCACCCCCGTGTCAAGTTTCAGGTACTCCTTGAATTTTTCCTTCGTGATCGTCTTGTCGCTGCAGTCGTAGGTCTTTTTCCCGTTCGGAAGGATCTTGAAGCACGGCTTTATTCTCGGCATCTGGACGATGTTCACGTTCTCAATCGGTATCTCCTGCAACGTCATGCTGCAGGTAGCGCGCGATATGCGGTTCGCCACCGCGCCAGTGGCGCGTAGCCCGTCGACGGGCGTCCTCTGCACGGCGGTGACGTTGAACTCGGCTATCACGAACTCGATCCCCCTTCCTTCGGTCAGGGTGGGCCAGCGCACCTCGTTCTCCATGAACCTGTCCATGTTGAGGAAGGTGACCGGGTACGGGGCCTGCGCCATCTGACGCAGCGTCTCTATGTCCTTCTCGCAATCGTGCAGGAAGCCGAACCCAGTCGCCGGACCGCGGGAAGCGTTCCCCGCGTACGTGCCGTTCACCAGATCGAAATTGAAACTGATCTTCAGGAGCTGGAACCCCTGCCAGTCGACTATCGGGTAGTTCCCGGTTCGCTCTATTTCCGTCCACTTCGTGCCGATGCCCGTGTAGTTGACCTCGCGGGGCGTCAGGGGGAACACGAACCTCCTCGCTTCGGTGGGCTCTATGAGTTCCCCGTCCTTGCCGAATGCCTCGTAGACCTGCACCAATTCCGGTTTCTCCGCGATGGTCGAGACCCTGTTCCCCTCGATGTATCCGGGCAGCCCGCGAACGACCTGTATTCTTATGGTCTGTTCCTTCTTCGATTCGTTCGGGGTGCTGGAGCCGCTGTTCGTCCCGCCGGTGGGGCCGGCGAAATCCTTCTTCTTGATCTTGTCGATTTCGCCGACGAGGGCGAGGTAGACGGGGTCGTTCTTGACCTTCTGCTTTGCGGCCTTTCGGCTGATGCCCTCCGTGTTCATGAGGGAGACAATCCTCGCTTCGAGCAGGTTCTCGAGGAAGAGTTCTTTGACCAGCGGCAGCGGAGCCCCAATCTTTACCTGCCTGCCGATGAATTTGACAAGTTCGACACCGGTGAGGGTAATCACTGTCGATGGCGTCACCAATTTTTCGAGGGAGTCGGAAATTGTTTTGCGCCAATCTCTCGGGGTCCCCGTGTAGCCGCCCCCAGAACCTGGCACACCGGGATCATCGGAGTCGTTCGGGTCGTTTGCCCCCGCCCCCGGAGTCGAGTATCCCGTTCTCCCCAACGAACCCGAGTTGCCTATGAATGTGCCCATCCGCCCCGACGAGTTGTACGACAATCCTTCTATGTTCGCCAAAGACACCTCAAACGAGTCCACGACCGACAGGTTGGTTTGCCTATACCTGCCGCTCACTCTCAATGTGTAGGCAACGGCCTTGGCATCCTGCAGGCGCGCCTGCACCCTGTTCGAGGCCTCAATGCTGAGGTTGGACACCCACTCACTCAGATGGGCACTGGTGGGGTAGCCGGTCGGAATCGTGGCAATCCCAAGGGGCATCTGCGAGTTTTTCGTCCGCTTGCTGCCGGGTTGGTTGGGGTCGTCCTCTATGTCGGCCGCGAGGAATGCGGGAGTGTTGTCGTAGGCGAGGATTTCCTTTTTCAGGAACTTGCCCCAGTGGAGCCCCTTTGCGCCAGCGTGTGCCCCCGAACCGAAAGCGGCATTTATGACCGCAGAATCACTGTCAAAAACGGTTCCGTTCGGCGTAAAGACGTTTGCGATTGTCTTTGTGTCCCTTGCCTGCGTGGGCAGCACGTACCAGTAGGCCCTCCTGGCGGCATCAAAGTGGGCATTTGTCGGATTGGGGCCGGGTTGGTACGGAGGTATCCAGGTTTCGTAATTTATGGTGAGGATTTCTCCGATGCTTGAGCCGTCAATGACCCGGGTGGGCAGGAAATCTTTTGATCCCGTAACCGGCACTGGGCGCCAGCCGACCTGCCTTCCATTCACTAGTTTCCCGGGATCCGCATCTGGATGGAACTCGTACGACGGCTTTACGTAGTTCGCTGTTTCTCCCGTGGCGATGATTTTGATGCCGCCGCTCCCGGTTAGGTTTGATGGGGTCTCGGCAGACTTTGTTCTGAATCGTGCGATCATTTCGTTGATGTTGTTAGCGGCTTCCTGATTGAAGAACAATGGGACCCAGCCGCCATTGAACCCAACTCGCGCCCACAAATTCGCGTAGAACAGTTGGACTTTGGTCTGCCCGTGTTGGATGCTGAGACCGTTCGCTGATGCTGAATCTATCAAGCTTTTGGATGTCGGGTCAGTTCTGTATTGCCCATCCACCATTTCCTCCAACCTGACGTCCTTGTTGTTCGCCGACGTGCCGAGTATCGTGCGCGGTCGTTCGACAATCGACAATGCTTTGTCCCCGTACGGTTTGATGCTGCTGGTCGAGGTTTTCGGCTTTGCATCGGCGCCGAAGACATCGGCGAGATAGTACGTCTTGCCCGAAAACTCTTCGCCCGTGATTATGCCCAGAGGAAGGCCGTTGGATCCCCACGTCATGAGTCCGGTCGCGGACCAATCTTTCCCGGCGCTGGTGCCGCCAGTGACGCCTCCCTTGCTTGTCAGGCCGCCCAACCCGCTTTTGGGGGTGACATCGGTGGGCGGCAGCACCTGAGATTCGTTCCATTCCTTTGAGCTCGGCTGAAAGAAATCAAACATCGCCCCTCGTTGTGTTCCGTTCTGCATGGTGAAGAAAACCCAGCACATTTGTACCGGCCCGGTCGGGTAGGGCGTCCAACTTGGAAACTTTGCGTCGACAGCGCGGGCGGATCCGTTGCCGAAATTGTTGTCAACCCCGTTGGGAAAAATTTCTGTTCCAACGAAGGGTAGATGCCAGGCCGACTTGGTCTTGTCCACCTTTTCCAATCCAAGCCCGAGGGCTTCCGAGGCCGCGTACAGGTAGCCACTTTGGGTGCTCGGGTAATATATTTCCCTGTAGACGCGAAGCCAGGTCGTGACCGAGAACGTGAGCGCGCTCCCCGACAATTCTCTGAGTTCGACCTTTTTGGCGTAGTTGGTGGCCTGCAGGCAGATGCGCTTCTCGGCAATGAAGTATTTGGATTTGAAATCTTCAATGGTGTTGTCGTACCCGTAGGCGAAACCCTGTTTTGTTAAGTCGGCCTGTTTCCCCACCATGTTTGCCGACACCGGGACATTGATGATTTGGCCAGGGGCCAATTGTTTGGCGGGGTCGCCAAGCCAAATGTTTAGGAGTCTTTCGGCGTAATCGTCGCCCGATCCCCATCTCCCGCTCATGACCTCTGCCTCTCATTCTCGAGCACCAGTCTCATCTGGCGTATCGCCGCGTCTGCCGTCGCCTTCGGGTCGCTCGTGCCCGTCACGTTCATGTTGATCGTGATGCCCCCGCTTTCGTTGGATGATGCACCGGGGCGCGAGCGATAGAGCATCGACCCCATCGGCGATGCCGCGTCGCCGTAGCGTCCGGGGCCCGGTACGACGTGCAGGTGCCTGCCGCCGTTGATCCCGTGGAACTCAGCGAACCCGCCGTTTGCGCGGACGAGCCTCTGGTATGCGCCGAGGTTCTGGCCGGTGAGGTCGTACGCCCTGCCCATGACATGGTCGGAGTTGATCGACCCGAGGCCGAAGTCCCTGTACGCCGAGGTGACGGTCCTCGTGCCGGTCAGCATCCCGTTCATCGCCGCGTGCCTGCCCATCGTCTGCGCGAGGCGCGAGGACGTCGTGTCGCCGATGCCCTTGCCCCTCGGGGTGCTGGTGTCATTGTTCTCGGCGACGAACTTGATGAACTTATCGGTCATCCACTCCGGCTTGTCTTCGCGCTTGTCGAAGAACGCGCCGAACATCTCTATGATTGCGCCGTAGGTGTCCCTGAGTTGCTCCGGCATCTTGTCGAGGGCGATGTTCAGACCGTCCTGTCCCTCCACGTCCCTAAGACCGAGTTGGAATGCCGAGAACCCGAATTTTTCCCGCATCATCGTCGCAAACTCCACCTTGGTCATTTTGTTGATGTCGATGTCGGAGAACAGCGTCCCTTGCTCGAGTTCCTGCGCGAATGATCTGGCCAAATCTATGGGCATGCTCTGCAGTGCCTTGGCGAAAGTTGGCGCATCCGTTATGAACCTGTTCTGCGCTTCCGATTGGAACAGGAGGGCGTTGAGCTGTCCGGCGGCATTCCTAGATTGCTCGGCGAGGGTGGTGTTCATGTAACCCTGCAGGGCAATGCCTCCGGGCCCCTCCGTGAACGTCTTCTCCATCCCGAAGAACGGGCTCGTGATCGGATTCCCATCCGCGTCTTTCTCCGTCAGGGACTTTCTCGTGAATTCGGTGCCTCCGACGCCGATCATGCTCTTCAGTCGGAGCATGCCGGCGAAACCCCCGCCAGCGAAATCGAGGAAGTCGGGGACGAAACTGTTGATGAATTCGCCGAACTCCTTGTCGGTCACCGAGCCGGCGGAATCAAAGAGGTCGCGGAACGACCGCGCCTTCTCGCTGATTATCTCCGGGTCTAGCGCGTCGACTATTTTGGTCTTGAATTGGTCGAGCCCCTTGATCGCGACGTCCATCTGCATGCCTTTGAGCTGTTCCCTGGTCTTTACGACGCTCACCCCGAGCTTCTGGATCACCTCGTTGAAGTCGACGGTCGAGTCGTACAGATCCACCCCCAATTCCATCGCCAGCAACTCGACCTGTTGCTCGGACTTGCCCGTCATGGTCGACAGCGCACTCAGGCGCTTCTCGTATATCGAGGTCAGGTGGTTCATGGCTTTTTGTTTTTCCGATGTCTTTTGTAATGCCTTTGTCGTCTCCTCGGGTCGTTTGCGCATTTCGTTTATTTGTTTCTCATCCAGCCCGAACTTGCCCCTGTTCGCCGCGAAGTATTCAACTATCTCCTCGTTGGATTTGCCTCCTGAGAACATGTCCAGAACTGTCTGTAGTTCCCTGTCCAGCCTTCCGCCCTTTCTGCCGGCCTTGGCTATCTCTGACTTGCCGAAGCCGCCAGACTCCATCATTTTTCGTTGGATGTTCACCATCTCGTTGGAGAAAATATTGTCGAACGCGGACTCAAATGCCTCGCGCGCCTTCTTCTTTTCATCTTTGACCTTGTTGAGCCCGCCCATCAAGCCACCAACCGCGGCGCCGAGAATCGCGCCCGCCGCCGTTCCGAAGCCGGGGGCGATCATCGTTCCGATGGCGGCGCCAGCGGCGGCACCGCTCACGGCTCCGCCTCCGACGGTCTTCGCCGTCAGTGCCGTGCCGCCGAGGCCGACCGCCAGACCGGCGAGCGGGTTGACCATGCCGATCATCGCGCCGGCCGACAGGAACTTCTGCGCCTCCTCGGACACCTTACCGCTCTGCGCGAGCATGCCCATCCCCATCATCACGCCCATGCCGCCCATGGCCGATTGCTGGAAGCCCTTCCTATGTTCGTTACCGAAGACCATGCCGCCGAGCCTGCTTATCCTCGCGTCTCGTGAGGCAAGCCTTACGTTCTGTATGGCCGAACCTATCTTGCCCCGTTGTATTGGGCCGTCCTTCTCGATCCCCGACGTCGGCGACATGAAGTTGTTGTAGAATTTGCTGTTGAAGTACCTCATCTTGAGCCTGCCACGCCTGGTGCTCGTATCGATGGCCCCAGGGCCGTACAGCCTGTTCGTGCTCAGCACCCACCCTCTGTGTTGCGGCGTTCCCGGTGGGTAGGGTTGGCCCGTTGCTGGGTCGACCGGCGGAGGGGGAGGGGGAGGAAGGGGAGGACCGCCACCACCCACGGGACCGAGGTAATCGCTCTTGCGAATCAGCCTGTCCCTGTACCTGTCGGCGGCGCGCCCGATGAACCCGCTGGCTCCCGTGTTTCTGCCGCCGCCGAGGAACCTGTCCATGAAGGTTTTGCGCCTTCCGTCCTTCACGTAGCCGGTCGAACCGGCGCGCTGCCCCTCCCCTATCGCTCTGGCGATTCGCTCGCGTCTTGTGATTATCCTTCCCGTCGAGTCGACGATTTTGTGCCCCCTGAGCGTCCTGTGTTCCTCGAGCGTTACGACTCCGCTTCGGAAACCCTGTCCGATGCGCCCTGATGAGTTGTTGACCGGACCGGTTCCGCGACCCCCGTAGGCGTACGGAATGTCCACCCCTCGCACCCTCTGCGTCAGCACCTCCATGCCCTTGTATTTGCCGGAAGTTATCACCGGTCCGCCGTTCGGTCCCAGACCCGCCTGCGCTCTTCCGAACGGGGTGGAAACGAATTGTCCCCTGCGCGGCCCTCCGCCGGCGCCCGTTCCGCCGGCGCCACCCGCGCCGCGAGAAGCAAAACCGGCGCCACCGCCGCGCGCTCCCCCCGCCGGAACCGTGAATGGACCCGTGTGCGGTCCCACGCTACGGCCCGCTCCGGGCGCTGGCCCCGAGCCGGGTCGGATCGGTACGGTTTGGATTGTGTTTGACCCCGCAACGAGGCCGCTGCTGCCGCCGGCCCCCCTCACTCCGTACTGCGCCACGGGTTTGCCGTTGATGTAGACGGTGCCGGCATTGACTTTCATGTCCGCAACCTCGCGTATGCCTGACCGGCTTTGCGCATGCGTGAAGTAGCCCTTCGTGTTCTTCATGCCCTTGGCTAGGCCGATGAGCATCATCAGCGAGCCGACCCCGCCCAGCCCGCCTATGCCACCCTTGCCGTCCTTGCCCCCCGTGATTTGCGTGAACATGCCGAGGAAGCTGGTGAACAGCTCTATGAGTTGCGTGAAGCCGCCGATCACCTTGTTGATGAAGGGCAGGGCCTGGAAGAATAGTTTTCTTGCCTCCGCGAAATACTCCATCACCTTCGCCAGCAACTGGCCTATGTTCGTTCCGAAATCCCTGAGCGGCCCCTCGTTCTCTTGCAGCTGGTCGTTGAAGGTGTACATGTTCTCCTTGATTTGCTCCCACACCGGCAACCACGCCTGTTTGAGAATTCCCTCCACGACCTTCGCGCCTTTGATAAACGGCTCGAGCGCCGACCTCATCCTCTCCCAGCCTTCGGTGAACCTTTCCCACCAGTCGCCGATCCGCTCGAAAATCCCGACGGCGCCGGGGAGGTAGTCGCGCATCACGCGGACGACCCAATTGCTGATCTTCTCGACGATCACAGAAATCTTGTCGATGAAGCCGGACTTCCCGAAGTCCGCCACCTGCCCGCTCATCCTCTTGAGGGCCGTGCTGATGACATCGAAAACTTCCCTCGCCTCCTTCTTCATCGGGGCGAGGAACTGCTGGCCGAAGTCCGCGAACTGCCCGCGGAGCAGGTTGAACTGCCCCTTCAGCGTGCTGATGAGCGTCCCCGACACGCCCGCGAATTGCCCCTCAACTCCGCCGAGCTTGGCGAGCTCGCCCGACCTTATCGCCTTGGTCAGGGCCTCCTTGGTCTTGCCCTCCTTGCCCGCCGACTTCTCGTATTCCTCGAGCGCCTTCTTCATCTGCGGGCTGAATTTCTTGCCGGCCGAGACGACCTCCGCGTACGACTTCTTGGCGTCCTGCAGGGTGGCGATGAGCGAACCCGCCTGCTTGGTGCCCTCCTTGAGATCCATTCCGGCGCTGGCGAAGTCCATGAGCCCCTTGAGCGTCGATTTCGACCCCGTGGTGAAACGCCCGCCCTGCGTCTTGGCGACCTCCGCGTATGCGGCGACCAGGTTCTCGACCCCCACGGACGCGAGGTCGGCGTCCATGGTGAGGGCGCGCATCTGCACGCGCGTCTGGTTGAGGGCCGAGCCGAATTCCGTCGCCTGTCCCCTGCCGCTGAATGCGTACATGGCCGCCTGCTGTTCGCGCAATGCGGCGGCCATCGTCCCGGCCGCTATCGCGACGCCCGCCATGCCGGCCGCGACCATCTTCATCATGCCGTGATACGCCTTCATGATGAGCCTGCCGGCCGCAAATCCGACATGGATCGCCATCATCGCGACGCCCATGGCCGCCATCTCGAGCGCGACCGCCTTGGCGCTGAGGGCGAGGAACTTCATCAGCCCGCCGCCCGTCATTTTTATCATCTTGTCGAAGGAGTCGAAGCTCTTCTTGTACTTGCGGCTCACCCTGTTGAATTGGTTTCCCGTTTCATTCGCCAGCCGGCGCTCGGCGCGCGAGGCGAGGCCACGATCCCTGTCGGCCCTCCGCCTGTCCCTGTCCCTGGCCCCGGAGAGGCGCTCGAGCCTGCGCCTCGTGCGGTCGATTTCCCGGTCGTCGGATCTGACCTCGATTTGTATTACAACGCGCTCGTCGGGCATGCCTTCTCCGGTGTCTGATTACGGTGACCGGCCGCTCAAATGCCAGCGTTCTTCTCGGCCGCGGCGCGATCCTGCTCTATTACTTTAGCACAAGCCATGCGTATGACCCACTCGACATCGGTGCAATCGAGCAGGCGTATGGGGTCGGTTCCCCACAATTCCCCCAGCCTCGCCGCCGACTTTATCGTCGGCTCTTCGACTAATTCGTCGAAGATTTCGTCGTAGGGTCCTCGGCAGGCTCGATGGTGTCGCCGAACCCAGCGGCATCAAGGATCGCCAATGCCGCCGCCTCCACGTGCGGGTCTAGTCCGAAGAACGCTCGGACGGCGTCCGGTACTGGCCGCGTCGTCTTGGTCATTGCGAGTATCTGGTCGTGGGCGAAGTTGAGCGGGAATCCGTTCTCGTCGTGCACTTCCTCGTCCCCGAAGAGGACGCCCTCGGTGGTGTTCCCGATCACGAACGTGGCGAACTTGGTCGCGTCCATGCCGTTCTTCGTCTCCTCGCCGGCCTCCTTGCGCCACTTGCGCACCTGGCTCTGCGTTATGTTCGGGCTGATCCGCAGCGCAACGCGCGGGCGCTCCGGGACGTTTATGAACACGTCCTTCCTGCGCACCTTCTCGCCGATCGCCGTCGTGAGCTTGTCCAGCAGGGTCTCCTGCTTCTCCGGCTGCTTCGGCGCCTTCTTGCTGTCGGCGTTCTTTGGCTGTGGCTGTTCCTCGGAGGCTTCGGAGGAGTAGAGTGCATTTGACATATTATTCCCTTCGGTGAATTGGGGTGACGGCAATAACCTAGCAACAACAAGGTCCGTCCGCTGCAACTAATCCGAGGGGCCGCTAGGCCGTCGTCGGTGGCTTATGAACTGGTGGTTGCCGCCGCCGGGGCTGTTGCGGGGACGTCGATGTCGCTTATCGAGAAGGTCAGGGCGAAGGTCGTCGGGGCACCGGACGACGAGTCGCCATCCGGCTCGGTCAGCCCGACAAGCAGCGCCGACTTGTACAGGCGGTCGTGCGCGGACGAGGTGATGCCGCAGTTGTAGTTCTGAATCGTCACGTCGTAGAAGCCGACCCCGACGAACTGCCGCAGGGCCTTGATCACGGTGGCGATTCCGCCGGACGCGGTGTCATCGTCGTAGTGCGCGGTGAGGGTGATGTCGCCTATCTCCGCCGGGGCGCAGAGAACGGTCGGTCGGAACTTCCCGCCCTCGTAGATCTTCTCCACGGACGCGGTTATCTCGCCGCCAGAGACCTGGGCGAACTTGAAGCCGCTCGGGAAAGTCGGGGGCTTAATGTTGGTCGGCCCAAGGGTGGTCTGGCCCGACGTGCTCGGTACGATCGATGCGAGAACTTGCCTCTGTGCTACCTTTGCCATTTTTCCTCCGTTACGCGGTGACCGATGCGGTCAGGCTGGACTTGACTATCTCGACCTCGATGCGATCGCCGACGCCGGACACTCTGACGCCGACCTTGGCCCTAATTCTGCCATTCGCCAATTCTGACGTTGGATTTAGTTTAGCATCACATTTGACCGTGTAGCCGTAATCAATCCTCTGGCCGTTCGTGCCGAACGCCTCGAACAGGGCACCGGCGATGCGGAATCCCTCGAGGACCGATATCAGGCGCGACTCGATGTTCGCGAACACCGTGCCGCGGCCGTCTATCGCCGAGAACACCACCGGCTCCAGCGCCCTGTAGGCGAGGGTGACCACTCCGTTGATCGTGTCCTGTGACGTTATGTACCTGAAGTTCGTCGTGTCCTGGGACAGCGACCTCGCTCCGTACACGCGGATCGTGTTGTTGATTACGCGAATCGCGTTGACGCACTCTTCGTCGAGGGCGTTGCCGTTCGTCCTGTCAATGTCCGTGACCACGCCGACGATGAACGCCGCCTCCGAGACCGCGCCAGCGAAGGGGACGTGCGACCCGGTACCGTTCACGGTTTTTGACCTCGCCGCGGCGACGTACCCGTCCGGCGGTATCAGCCTGTTCACTCCGTTTACCGCCGTCGGTGCGTACACCCACGGGTAGTAGAGGGCGCCGTGCTCGAGGTTGGTCTCGTTGGCTATGATCGTCTGCGCGAACGACTTTATGTTCGCGATCGTCGCATTCGATGCTCCGTGCAGAATCGCAATCCTGTTGTAGGCATTCGCGTGCGCGAGGAGGCCGGAGTACACGGTCGCCGAGCCCGACTCCGGGCATGAGACCGAGCCGGAACCGAGCGCGTCGTTGAACAGGGCGAGAGCGGTGACGTAATTTGCGTCCACGACGGCTGCTCTGTCATCGTTTCCGGCGGAGAGGGCGACAGCGGCTGGCATCGCGACGGGGGCGCTGGTGTCCGCCCCGAGCGAGGCGACCAAGTACTTGCTCGCCGTGGCGTGCAGGTTGATCTTTCCGACTGCCTGTTCGCGCAGGAAGCAGTTGCCGGTCGTGGCAATCTGCGTCCCCGAAAGGAAAATCTTGACCGCAAATGAACCGGACACTGTCCCCGATACCACCTGGGCGGACAGGTTCGAGCTCCATGAGCCGGCTCCGTTGGCCGTGAGAACTATCGTCGCGTTGCCGTCGGCATCGTCGAGATCCAAGGAGCCCTTTTGCGCGGCCGGGCCGACGACCCTGGCGATGTAGCACTGGGTTCCGCCTTCCTCGAAGAAGGTTTCGACGGTCGGGTGGAGGAGAGAGTAGGCCTGGTAGCCACCGTACACATTTTCGAATTGCTCAAGGCTCGTGCAGAGGCCGGCGCTATCTGACGGACCGCGCTCGGATAGGCCGACGAAGAACGCCTGCGATGCCTCGTTGAGAAGTGCGACCGATGGTCCTGTGCGGACCGAAGTGTTGATGACTACGCCTGGCATGATACCTCGCTAAATTTCGTCCGTCGTCGGAAGCCCGACTATGCTCTCGTTAGATGATACCCAATTTTCTGGTTCGGGTTCGGCAACTAAATTAGCAACTTCTGGTTCCTCTGCCACCGGATGCGATTCCGTCGACGGGGCGTCGTCCCCCCTGCGCTTGCGCTTCGTCTTCTGCGGCTGGGCGGGCGCCTGGGCCACCCCAGAGAGGGTCAGCAGGCCATCGTCTATGAGTTGGGGTATCAGTCGCGACAACGAGGCCGACAATTTGTCCATGGCCGCGTGGCTGTGCGGGGGAATCGTCATGCCGTCATCCGTCACCTCGATCCAGTGTTGCGACTTGTTCGTGAGCAGCACCGCGTCGGGGAACCCCGGATCCTCGGCACGGCTGGACAGACGCTTGAACATACTACAATAATAGACTAATTGACGACGATTTGGTTGGTGTAGCCGTCGTCTGGGAACGACTGGCCCGGCCCCTTGGACTGGTACTCGATCTTTATCTCTGAGACGTCCGCTATGTCCTCCCTGTGGAGGATTTCGTCTATGTTGAGGTTGTAGGAGACGTAGGCGCCGGCGAGCATCCTGTCGCCCTTGAGGAGGGTGACGTCGGAGAATTCCTCGCGCATGCTCGTCTGATCTATCTGCACCCTGAACGACTGCCTCGGGTCGGCGGCATCGAGGCACGGGGTGTCAAGAAGCGCCGACCTGACGACGACCGTCAGCCTGTCCCTCATCACGGTCGTCTGCTCAGACCCCTCGGTGCGAGCCCAGGCGTAGGTCCTCATCGAGTACTGGACCCGGTAGAGCGGGTGCATCTCGTCCCACCCGATTTGCTCGAACGAGTTCGTGGATATGGCGACAGTTATGAGCGTCGGCCAACGGTCGAGGGCTATCGGTTCGTAGGCGAGGTACTCGTCGGGATCCGGCAGGTCCGCGTTGCTGATGCCCCAGCCGTTCCTGTACTTGACCAGCCGCTTCGGCATCTCCACCTTGAGGTACTCGTTCACGTACTGCTTGGCGAACTGAGGCCCGTGCATCGGGTACATCGTCACAGCATTGACTCCCTGACGGATCGTATCTCACCGTGGCATATGTAGGTGGCTGCTGTCTCGCCGAACTTCTTCGCGAACCCGACCGGCTCGTAGACGACCTTGCGCTTCGGCATCCTCGTCGTTCCGTACTGGTGGAATTTCGCGTACTCGACGCGGGTTCCGAACGTCGCGTCCATCAGATCGATTTTGTTCGGCGGGCCGTTGAGCGACGAGAGGCTCCTGAACAGCCTGCCCGTGCGGATCATTATGTCCCCGCCCTGTCCGCTCGTTCTCTTCCATGCGGCGTACTGCGGGTCGAGCGGTGACCACCCGCCGGATGGCAGGCCGCCCTGCCTGAAATTTTCCTGGTTGGCGAACCTGAGCCAGACCCTCGCGCGACGGAATATCGGGCGCATGTCGTTCGCCCGCTTCTTCATCATCACCATGCGGAGAATCGCCTTCTTCGCGTCGACCTTTATGACCAGTTTGTCAGCCATCAGCCGTACCGATTCTTGCGATACCTCTTCAGAGACATCAGCTCCGTCTCGAGAAAGCCGGTCTGCATCGGAGCGACGTTGCGCGGCTCCAGATCCTTCACGCCGACCACGTCGTCGTGCATGTTCTGCATTTCCCTCGTCGCGGCGCGGAGGATGAGCAACTTGATCGCGGGTATCGCCGACCCGTTGAGGCCGCCCGTGTAGGTGACGGTGACCAGGTCATCCGCGTACGCCCCGAACACGTCAATGCCGAACCCGCGCACGACGTAGTCCTGCTCCGCCACCAGCGTCCTCTCCGTCCCCCTCAGTCGCTTCAGTTTGACCACGGACGCGCTGACCACGGGCGTGTTCAGTAGGTACACGGTCGTCGGCGGTTCGAGGAAGGTGGTGTTGTCGACCGTGCTCCCGAAGAGGGAATCGCCGGTCGGACTCGAGTTCACGAAAAAGGAGCTCATCGGAATCCCCGTGTGCTCGCTGGGGATGCGGTGCTGCTCCGTCGCCGAGACGACCTCGACGGGCCTGCGGAGGTAGAGCTCCATCTCGCTCTGGAGTCCGGCGAGCACCATCTCGGCTGCGTCCACCTGCCTGTTCGTCAGGCTTATGTCCATGTACGTCTTTAGGTCGGCGACTGTTGCTACCGGCATGGGGTTACCTGCCGAGAGCGGCCGCCCTGCGAGCGCGCGCCCTTCTTCTCTCGTTGAGTTCCTCGCGCGTCTGCCTGCGCGCGTACTCGAGCACCCTCGCCGGGCTGCGCTCTCTGTTGCGGCCGAACGCGAATCCGAGGACCCTACCGATTCTCCTCGGAATGCTGATGTCTTCGTCGCCTGCTTCGGGTACGAGTGCTTGCGGCATGCTTCCTCCGTCTGATGAATCCGACGGTTGTTATTTTATCACTAGCCCGCTATCTGTCGTCGTTCGGCGGTGCCTCTATGGCCGGCTCGTCCACCTTCGCAGACGACTCGATCGGCACCCACGCGCGGGAGTAGAGGTGGTCCTTTATCGCCCGGTGCTTGATTATCGTCCCATCCACCAGCAGGTCGAATTCGTCGGCCGAGAGGTTGAGGGCCAGCATGAGATCGTTCTCGTTCGCCGAGCCGGACGAAGTGAGGCGCCTTATCGCCGAGGAGAGCTTCTTTGACACGACCGATCCCCTGCCCCTGTTCATCTGGACGTGGAGGATTATCGCCTCGGCCTCGGTGCAATCCACCAACGAAACCGGCACGGTCGCCCCGACGGCCTCCCTGACCTGCTGGTTGTTCATCGACAGAAGGCATCGTTCGTGTCCGTCGATAATCGTCAGCCCTTGCCTTCTCGCCACTATCGGGGAGAGGATTCCGTGCCTGCACATCGAGCGCGCCAGCACCGCCAGGTCGGGGGAGAGCGTGTAGGTCGTTCGCCACGGTGCAAGCGCGAGATCGCCCGGATTCATCTGGGTTGATTCAGCCATTCGTTTCCCCCTGGTTCTTTATCATTCTGCCAGCCTTCGTCCCCGGGCCAGCCGGGTTCGCCGAGGTGACGTGTATCGAGTTGAGCAACAGCGTCCTCACCAGCCAGTGGATCGGATACGAGGCGGGGTCGTGAACCATCTTCTTCTTGAATGTCGAGACGTATCGTCTGGCCGCCGTCTGCATCGTCTTGCCAATCATGAAATCGGAAATGAATTGGCTGACCCCGTCCAGCCCGTCCTGCGAGTAGGCCCCGACCACCTTGTCGGCGTCGAAGTCCTTGCCGAGCCGCCTCTGCGCATCTATGCGCGGGAACACCCTCACGAGCTGGTCGTAGAACTCGGGCTCGGTGGCGATGACGTCGCCGAGTCTGCGTATGGCTATCGAGTGCAGCGGTATGCCGACTCTCGTGTTGGAACCCGTCATCTCTGCCGCATCGTAGTACTCCGAGTATTCGCCGCCTGATTCGTGGATGAACCTGAACACGTCGCTCGTCTGCCAGTCGTAGATGACCTTGGCGAATTTGAGCGGGAGGCCGCGCTTCACGCCGAAGGGTGTGACTATGTAGTTCTCGTGGAGTTTCTGGACGCACGACCTGTACCTGATCATTGACTCGTTCGCGCGCACTCCCGTGATGAACGCCGTCCTTCCCTTCTTGCCCTGCATCGTGTAGTAGTCGATCGTCTCCCTGAGTGGCTCGTCGTGCGACAGGCCGAAATTCCTCGCGCTGATGGCGAACTCCGGCATGGGCCTGACCAACCTCCCCTCGCGCTCCCGCTTCCCGCTCCACAGCAACGCCGTCTCGCGCCTGCCGAGTATCCATATCTCCGCGCCGTACGGCAGGCAGTACCACTCCATGTCGACCCACGGATAATCGCGCACCCTCATCACGTAGTCGACGACCATGGGGCTGACCATTTCCTCGTCGCGAAATATCACCTTGACCGGCCCGAGCCCCCGCTCCTCGTGTACTTCCCTCGCCAAGTGGAGTATCGCCGTCGAGTCCTTGCCCCCGGAGAACTGCACGCACACGGTGTCGAAGGTGTCGTACACGTGCCGCATCCTGGCGCGCGCCGCGTCCACGCAGGAGGCATCAAGGAACAGCCGTTGCCGCGGCATTAGAAGTCGCAGTGCGCTTCTAGGTAATTGAGGAGCCTCTCGGCTGTTGTGTTTCCGTCCGTCTCGGCGTCCGACCTGAGCCACTTGACGAAGTCGTACCACCTGCTCTGTTGCTCCACGCTGTCGAAGACGATCGTGTACTGCACGATGGCGGTCGGCTTCTTTATCCCCGGTATGGATGTGCTCCCGAGGGCGGCGACGTTCAATTCCTCGCCCTTCGGAACGACCGGCACCGCGTCCTGCTGTTCGACGATCACTGGCGGGACAAACTCGCTCGAAGTGAGTATCTCGCTCTCGGCGTTCGACACCGTTTCCTCTATCGATGCCATGTCGAACTCGTCTATGCCGAGGCCGTTCATCAGTTCCGAGTATTCCGACCCGATCTGGCCGATCATCTGCATCAGCAGGTCCTCGTCGTAGCCGCCGAGGTCGGACGTCCTGTTGTCCGCGTAGGCGAACGCCATCGCCTTCTTCTCGTCGGCGTCAAGCACCGTGCACGCGATCGAGTCCCATCCGAGTCGCTTCGCCGCCTGGTACTGGTGGTTGCCCGCGATGATGACGTAGCGTCCGTCCCCGTTCTCGGCGACGACGATCGGCTTTATCTGCCCGAACTCCTTGTACGAGGATGCGATGGCATCGACGTCGCCGCGCCTGGGGTTGTCCTTGAGCGGAACGAGGCTGCCGAGCGGCATCGCCAGGGAGGCGAGCGACTCGTGTATCCCGTTCACACCTGCACTCGCACGTTTGCGTTGAGCGTCCTGAGAGCGTCAACCTCGGTGCGCAGGGTCAGCAACTTCTCTCGCTTCGCCTTGACCAGGGCCTCGGCGCACTTGTAGTCGAAGTCCATGTCGGCAAGCTTGTAGTCCGCCCATGCCTCGCGCTCGCGAATCGAGCCCTTCGCCGAGAGGTATTCCTTCGCCCACTCGCCCTTCAGCCTCGATTCCTTCTTCGCGCTGTCCTCGGCGAGGGATTCGAACGCCTCCGTGTGGTACTCGAGTTCGTCGAGGAGCCTGAGTATCCGCTCCTCTATTTCCACCTGGCTTATCGGTGAGGTTCTCATGCTGTTGGCGACCGTCATTTCGCCCGTCCTTTCGCAATTCGATCTAGTGGGGACCAATCTACCTTTTCTAGGCCCTCGGCGTGGGATTTCGGCCACTCGATCGCCGATTGGCCGAGCTTGCACCTGAGCATTTCCTCGATCACCCAAGCGTCGCACCTGTCCGGTCCGTCGCCGCCGTTCCACACGATTCCCGTGCGCGCCGATATGGCCGACACGACCTCGGCCTTGCCCGCATTCCCCTTGCCAGTGGCGAACTTCGCCCTGCACGTCGGCGGTATCTCAACGGTCGGTATGCCGGCCTCGTGGAGCGCCACCCTGAGCACACCGCCGAGCTCGCCGATCGAGTGCGCCTGCGAGTTGCGCGAGGCGTACGAGTAGTGCTCGATTGCCACGCAATCGACGCCGTGCTCGGCGACGAGGAGCATCACCTCATCCCGTATCTCGACGAGCCTCTGCGGGCCGGACGAGTCGCGCCGGATGCTCGACGTCTGCCCCGACACCGACACGCCGGTCGACGTGAGGGACGGGTCTATCCCGAGCGTGACTACGACGCCCTTCCTCACTTTTCCCACCCGTGCCTTGCCAGACCGAGGTCGAACGCCAGCGCCGGCTCCCTCCCGATCCTGTCGTGGCACTTCCTGCACACCGCTATCACGTTCGCCTCGTCGAGTATCGAGCCGCCCTGCGACCGGCGGACGAGTTCGTGGACGTCCTTTGACGCGAGGCGGTGGTAAGTCCTCAGCCCGTCGTGCGCCGCGAACTTCGGGCACGCCTCGCAGTACGGGCGCTCGGAGAGGACCTTCGCCACGAGCACCCTCCTGTCGGCGTACTTCGCCTCCATCTTCTTGCTTCGCTGCCGCAACCGTCCTGAGCGCTTGAGCGGCTTCCGCTTCTTCACAGGACATCCGATACCCGTATGTCGTCGAAATCCCACCTGTCGTCCAGCAGGGACCACAGAGCCCTGTCGAGCACCGTCTCCTCGAACTCGTACTCGCGCATGAGCGATTTGTGCCTCGCTATGCCGCGGCGCAGGAACTCCGCGTTCGACCAGCCGTTGCTCTCGAGCACCTCGCCGGTTTCGATCATCGTCGCCACCTCGTTGAGCCGCCTCTCGACGTGGAACCTGAAGCGGGAGATTTTCTTGATGCGCGAGTCGTACGAGGAGTTCGCGCTCTCGAGCAGCACGAGTCCCTCGTTGCCGAAGGACTGGTACCTCTCGGTGTCGTCTTGCCTGGCCTTCTCGGTCTTGGATATCTGGGAATCGAGGTTGTCTATGAGCGCCTCGAGGTTCTGCCTCCACCTCTCCCAATTTTCTTTTTCCAGCAGGATTTTGCGCTGGCTGGGCGACAGCTTGTTCTTGACCTCCTCGGCCACCATCTTCGCGAAAGTTTGGTTGTCCATTCCCTAACGACTCCTTCGGTTCGCCCAAGCTGGGCAAATCCTCTTGTAGTGGCACCAGTCGCACAGGCGCGAAACCTTCGTCGGAAAAGAGCCGGTGCCGATCGCCTCCGCTACCTCGCCGTGGACCTTCACGACGCGGGCGAGGGTCTGCTCGTCGTCGCCGTCCTTCATCTTCCTGCTTATGCTCTTACCGTCCTTCAGGTAGATGAGTTCCACCTCGTCAACCGATTTACCGGTCGTCATCAGGGTCGGCGAACGCTCGACAATGATTTTGTACAGCATCAACTGGAACCACTTCTGGTCCATGTACGCAGGCTTCGGGAACTTTCCCGTCTTGTAGTCGGTGACTTTCAGGCCGTCCCCCGCCTCGGCGACGCGATCCACGAACCCGCGCACCACCACGCCGGGCGAGACCTCGACCTTGTACTCGGATTCGAGCCCCAACGGCGACACCTTCGCCGGGTTCTCCACGGCCCAGAGGTTCTCCACGCACCACCATGATTTCCACCTGAATTCTCGCATTTGTTGCTCGTCCAACCCGATTGCGGCCAGCCGGCTTTCCCAGCCCTTGGCCCAGACGAAGCGAGACACCTGTTGCGCGTTGCCGATGGTGCGCTCCTCGCTGGGCAGCGCGTACAGGTTCTCCAGCACCTCGTGGACGAACGTGCCCATCACCTGGCTCTCCGTCTCCGGCTCGGGGATGCCGTCGATGCGGCTGTACTTGTACCTCTGCGGGCACTGCTCCCAAGTGGATATGGACGATGCCGAAAGGTAATCGGGCATGCGCAATTCCTGCGGCTGTTCAGTGGTCACCGAACAACCTTACTACTTCTGGAAGCTGAGCCTTACCGCCTCCGCCTGCAGTTCGTTGAGCTGGGCGAGTGTCGCATCGCTCGGCTTGCGCGGCTTGGGCGCGTTGTTGGACATCTTCGCCCACAATTCGTTCAACTGCGCGCGCTTTGACTCGTCGAGCCCCTTGCTCAGGCCGACGAAGTTCTCCCAGATCTGAACCGACTCGTCGACTGGGGCGTCCATGGCCTGCTCGATCTCGATTGCCTCGTCGCTGCGGGCGAGGTACAGGCCGACGCCCATCGTCTGCGCCGCCTTCTTGAGGGCGTCGGAGATGGCTCCCTTGAACTCGTCGCCGAGGTCGACTATCGACCCCTGCTTGGTGCGCTTGATTTTCTGCCCGCCGATGCCGTCGCGCGAAATCACGCCGGACTCGCTGGTCTTGTAATCGATTCGGACGTGGGCGACGACGAAGTCGGGGTCGATCGCGTCTCGCTCGCACTTCACGACGATGAACGACCAGCTGTCGGCGCCGAGCACCTTGTTGAGCCGGTTGATGACCTCGCTGACCGGGATGTAGGTCAGGTTCGTCCCGCCCTTGTTGAGCGTCCGCTCCATCTCCTGCGGGAATGGCTCCGAGAGCAGCCCGTATACGTCCTTCTTGGTTGTTTCACTCATCGCTTGTTCCTCCGTGTGGTTGTCTTACTATTACACTCATGCGCGAATCGCCGGATTCGCAGTAGTTGTCGGCGTTTATGCCGAGCTTCTCCAGTTGCGTGATCTTCCAGTACGACGGCTGGACGTAATTCAGCATCGACTTGGCCATCTCCTCTGGGTCTACCTTCACCTCGCCCGTGTCCATGTCGATGGACATCTTGTGGAGTTTCTGCGCCACGGCGCTCGCCAAATCCTTGTGCTGCCACTTGGTCCTCTTGTTGGAGAAGTTTCGCTCCACCTCGCCGCCGCCGGCGAGAAGCACCTTGTCGTCGGTCATCGTCGATCCGACCCTGAGGGCGAAGGAGTCGTAGACGAATTTGAGATCCGCCTTTGCCTTGTTGAATGCCGAGAGAACCTCGCAGGCTTCCTCCTGCGGCGGGGAACCGGCGAGGTAATCGTTGAGCCGACCCTCTAGGTCGGAGAGCCGCTGCGAGAAGTCGCCGAGCAGCAGGTCGGCAATAGTAGGCGTGGTATCCATGTTCCTCTTCGTTCGTGTCGTAATAGAACTTGCCTAGACGATGATAGCAGCCCTCTTGCGCTGCGGCAACCCGAGCCCTGTCAGGAAGCCGAAGGCCCCGGTGGCCGAGTCGACCTGGTCGTCGTGGCTGGCGGCCTCGGGGAACGTGGACAATTCGTCCAACCACTCCGTCAGCCAGGGGCCTCGCAGGACCCTGATGTTGCCGTTGGCCGCCGCCGCCGCAAAGGGCCTGGCCCTGGTGATCTTGTCCCCCGTTGACCGAATCCCGACGAAGTCGTATCCGGGCACCACGTACCTCGCGTACTGGTCGACGAGCGCCTTGCCCGAGGATCCGGGTTCCTGCTCCATTCTTATGCCCACGCTCGGCCCGTCCTCCAGCGCCGTCTGCCTGACCATTTGCTCGACCTTCTCGCCCTTGACCCTGGCCCTCTTGACGTCGAGTATGTAGGCGATTCCCTTGTCGAACAGCATGAGGGTGCCCACCGTCCAGTCCGGGTCGGGGTTGGACTGGGATGGCTCCGTGGCCGCGAGGTCCCAGAACCTGACCGCCCTGGCGGAACTGGTCACCACGGGTATCTCGTGCTGGTCGACGACGACGAAGGACGTCCTGTCGAACATCGAGCCGAGGGTCGTGGCCCACCAGTCGCCCTCCTCCAGCCTGCGCCGTTCCAGCGGGTCGAGGGCCTGGAGCGAGCGCCGGTAGGAGGTTGCATCTATTCCGGGGTTGTCCGTAAGGCGGGAGGGGACGAATATCCGTTTCTCCTGCTTGCCCTCAACGATGAACCTCTGCCTCACCCAGTTCGGTGCCGGGTTGGATGCCGCCCTCATCCTCAGGGGGACCTCGGACAGGGGGCCGGTCACCGGGCGGCGAAGTCGGGAGAACAGGTAGCGGTAGTCCGACTCCCTGATCTCGGTCACCTCGTCCATGCCTATGAACTGGAATTCCGAGCCTTTGTACCGCAGGTAGTCGCCGGCGTTGTTGAGGTAGCCGAACGAGATCCTCGCCCCCGAAGGGAAGGTGGCTATGAAACTGTTATTATTCCAATGAATTTCATCGTGCGGGGCTATCCACGTCTTGAAGCGGTCCATCAGGGCGCCGGGCAGGGACAGGTCGGCGAATGTGCGCCTGAACAGGATTGCCGAGTAGTTCGGGATGTCCACGTACTGCAGCGCGGCCATCAGCAGCGCCGATGATTTGCCCCCGCCAGCCGCGCCGCCGAACAGCGCCTCGAGCGAGTAGCACCTGAGGAACACCCTCTGCGTGAGCGACGCTTCTTCCGGGCAGAAGATGGGAGGCTTCGGCTCGAGGTAATCAATTATCGACTGCCAGTTGGCCATCCGAACTTCCTGTCTCAACTATGCTTGCCCGTATCGTAAAATGTACAAGGACAAACGGGGGTGAACATGAACAGAGTAAAGGTGTTCCTTTCCAGCCGTTCAAATGTTGCTAACATTCTAATGGTTTCATTCGTGGTCCTGACCGCAGTAGGAACTGCCCTCATTTTTCCTCCCGCTGGATTAATCGTCGCAGGCCTGTGCTGTGGGATCCTTGGATTCTTGCTAGGACTCGAGTAATAGATGGCTTGGAACTCACCAACTAACAAATCCCTCGGCGGCGGATCCTCAAAGTCCGCGGTGGGACCCGGCGCCCCGGTGGCCCATACGATGGGCATGACGGGCAAGGCGTACAGGGATTCCTGGGACATAGAGCGCGCGTACCGCGAGGGGATGCAGCGGGTCACCTGGGTCGCCAGGTGCATCGACGTCATAGCCGGCAACCAGGCCAGGCTCCCAATCATCCTCAGGAAGGACAATTCCCCCGACGGGGAGATACTTTCCGACAAGAAGATGGCCAAGTCCCCGCTCCTCGAGGTTCTCAACACGAAATCGAACATCGGCGAGAACTCGTTCATCTTCAGGTACAGGCTCTCGGCGCAACTTCTGCTCGGAACGCGCGGGGCCTTCGTGGAGAAGATCCGGGGACGCGACGGCGGGATAGTCGGGCTGAACCTGCTGCCGCCCCAGTCGACTGCGCCGATACCCGACCCGAAGAAGTTCGTGTCCGGGTACGAGGTCACGCTGCCGCACGGCAAAACGACGATCCTGAAACCGGAAGACGTCATGTGGCTGAGGCGGCCTCACCCCCTCGACCCATATCTGTCTCTCACCCCGATGGAGTCCGCGGGCATAGCGATCGAGATAGAGAACTTCGCGAAACTCTACAACAGGAACTTCCTCATCAACGACGGAAGGCCGGGCGGAATCCTCGTCGTGCGCGGGATGATGGACGAGGAGGACAAGGAGGAACTGAAGAACAGGTTCAGGGGGAACCTGTCGAGGGCCGGTCAGACGACCGTGCTCGCCTCGGACGATGGCGCCGAGTACGTCGACGTCGGGGCCTCGCCCAGGGATGCCGCGTACATACAGATGCGCCAGATAACAAAGGAAGAGATACTGGCATCCTTCGGCGTCCCCGAATCGGTCATCGGCAACGCCTCCGGCAGGACGTTCTCGAACGCCGCCGAGGAGATAAGGGTCTTCTGGACCGAGACGATGCTCCCCCACATCGACCTCATAGCCAGGTCGCTCGACGAGCTCGACGAGGACAACTACGTCGACTTCGACACGAGGGAGGTCCCGGTGCTCATGCTCTACAAGCAGGAGCGGGAGAGGTACCTGAGCGACGAATTCTCGCGCGGGATCATAAGCCTCAACGAGTACAGGACCGGCAGCGGAAGGAAGGAAATCGAATCCGACCTCGCCGACTCCCTGCTGCTCAACCCCAACCTGACGCCGATCGGCAACACGAAGAAGAAGATGGAATCGCCCCCGATGATGGCCGGCGGACCCCCGCAGGGTGCCGTCCCCGGCATGGATCAGGGCGGCCCGCCGATGCCCGGCATGCCGCCGGGCGCCCCGCCGCCCGAGGGACCGCCAGCCGGAGCACCGCCGGCGGGTGCCGAACCGGACACGATGGCCGGTGCCATAGCGGCGGCGATGCAGCAGGCGAATCCGTCCGGCGCCCCAGACGTACCGATGGCGACGGCAGAAGCGGCCCCGATCGGGCAGGTCCCGGTGTCGGAGAAGGCCGACGACGTGGAGAGATCCATCGCCCGGTGGTCGGAGATACTCGGTCGATCGCTCGAGCGGGTCATCGAGCGTCAGCAGAGGGTCGTGATGGAGAAGTCCTCGGGCATCAAATCGAAGAAGTCGCTGTCGGCGGGCACGCTCGATTCCTCGTCCGTTTTCAGCAAGGACATATGGGCGAAGCAACTCGAGGACGACGTGAGGCCGGTGCTGTACGCGATCATTCAGGATGCCGCCGAGACGGCAGAACTACCGAAGCCGTCCAAGAAGGAAATGCAGGACGCATCGGTCCGGTACCTCTCCCAATTGCAGGAACTGAACGAGCAGGTCGAGAGGGACATCAACAACGCGATCAAGTCCGCCCTCGCCGTGCCCGGGGACGATCCCCGCTTCTCCCTGTTCAAGGAGACGCTCATCGAGTCCTACGCCCAGATCGACGGCAAGGATCGCTACTCGCTGGCCGAGCTCGTCACCACGTCCCTGTGGAATCAATTTAGCAATTAGCAGGTCTGATTACTGAATTGATATTGGTAGTTGCGCCAAACCCAATAAATGGTGGTTTATCATTGCTGAGCGCAACACCAACAAGGCAGGGCGATGGACAATCTTCTCTTCAAGTCTGGTAACTCTGGCAACGTCAACATAGACGAGGCGCAGGGGATAGTCGAGTGCTTCGTCGCCGGAATCGGCAACAAGGATTCCGTGGGCGACGTCGTCATCAGCGGCGCGTTCGCCAAGAGCCTGACTCACCGCAAGCCGCGAGTCGTGTGGGGGCACTCGTGGAATGACCCGATCGGCAAGGTGCTGGAGATGTACGAGGTGCCCGTCGGCGACTCGCGCCTCCCCTCAAAGATGCGCAACGCCGGCATCGGCGGCCTCTACGCGAAGGTCCAATTCAACCTGAACTCCGAGAAGGGCAAGGAAGCCTTCGCTACCGTCGCCTTCTTCGGCGAGGAGCAGGAATGGTCGATCGGCTACAAGACGATCGACTCGGTGTTCGACCCGAACCTGCAGGCGAACATCCTCAAGGAAGTCGAACTCTACGAAGTCTCGCCGGTCCTGCACGGAGCGAACCAGCTCACCGGGACAATCTCGATAAAGGCGGACGAGAAAGGCGGCATGCCGGTCATCCCGATGCAAGGGATGGGAATGCCGATGATGCCGCAGATCCCGAGGATCGTCGTCATCGCCGCGCCGCAGGAAGGCGCCGACGGATCCAGCGAGGGCGACCCGTTCGCACAGGGAATGTCGCAGGAACTCTCGCAGCCGGACAAGGCGGCGTTGCAGGCGGAACTCGCCGAGCGCACAGGATCGAAGATAGAAGTCATGAATGCGACGGAGAACAGCGTCGTGTTCAGGCGCACGACACAGGACGGCAAGGCGTCGATGTACAGGCTCCCGTACCACCGCGAGGGCAACCAGTACATGTTCGGCAAGCCGGAGCCGTACGCATCCGCGCCGACGGCACCGCAGGCGACTCAGAACATTGAGCAGAAACCAGGCGCGCCGGTCGTGGTACCGAACGGCGGCATCGCCTACCGCACCGACGACCAGATGGAGATGATGGGCATGTTCGGCGGCGGCGAATCTGTCGAATCGCCGTGGGGCAAGTCGGGCATATCGCACCTGATCGAGATGCCGGACGTGTACATGCAGAGCGCGAGGGACTTCCTCTCGCCGGTCCTGCGGCACCACAGGCTCAAGGCGAAGCCGAGCACCAAGGGAATAATCATCGACGGTCTGCTCACGGCGAACGCGCTTGACGCCCTCCAGAACGCGGTCAAGGCGCTCGGCGCGACGATCGGTCAGGCCGGCGGGAACATCGGTCAGGCAATCGGAAAGATTCGCGACCTCGCCCAGACGTTCAACCCGTATGCGCTTGACGGCGACGGCGACGGTTTCGTGCAGGACGGCAGCGCATTCATGCGACCGTACATTCCGATCAAGAAGCCCGGCTTTGATTTGCCGGATGTCCGTGGTCGCAAGCGAAGCGGCGATGCGCTGCTCGACAAGCCGCGCTCCGCTCCGAAGTTGCCGAAGGACAGGAAAACATGGACTCGCGCTCAGCGCAATGAGGCGCTTACCGCCGGCACCATCGAGCCGGAGACGAGGGAGGACGTCGCCTACCTCGCAAACCGACGCCCCGACAACGAGGGTCTGGCGAAGTACTGGGACATGTCGGAGGCCGACCTCACCAAGGAAGGCAACAGGCTCGTAAACGCCAGGAGGCAGGCGACCGGCGCGGAGAAGGAGCGCATCGACGAGGAGTTGCTGAAGGTCTCGCACGACTTCCAGAGGCGAGCCTCGTATGCAGAAACCTTCGGTCAAGAATTTGTTCCGCCAGCAAAGCGTGAAGTGCCAGAGGCAATGGTTCCAGAGGTTGACAAGCCAGAGGCTGACAAGCCAGATGCAGCCAAGCCGGATCGGGCCAAGCCGGATGCAACTGACAAGCCAAAGCCAGCCAAGCCAGACATAACAGAGGAAGAGCCGGACGCCGAAGAACTTGCTTCGCGCGAGCGCGAGAGAGCACTTGACGAGCAGGCAGATGCCGCGCTGGACAATGCGCTCGAGAAGTACATCGAGAAGTACGGCGAGGACGACGAGGGTTTCGCCTCGAGCGGCGGCAGCGAAAGGCCATTCAGCAACACCGAGATAATGCTCGAGGTCGCGAGGCGCGACGGGTGGAGGGGCAACAGGGAACCGTCCAACTCGTCCAAGGAGAAAGCGCGCGATGCCGTCGAGGCATGGGAGCAACTGGATGATGCCGGGAAGGCGAGACTGCTCACCGCCGAGGATCCGAACGTCGGGGAGTACGTCGGCGCCCTCCTGAAGGCGCGCGACGAGCGCAACGCCAAGATCAGGAAGGCGAGGACGGAGCAGAGGAACGCCGCGCGCAAGTTGGCCGAAGCGAACAAGAAGAGGCTGGACAAGTTCCGCAAGGGCGACTTGTCAATGCTTGACTTTGATCCGGATTCGGACGACAGACCGTACATCAACTGGTCGCGCCTGTCGCAGGAGGAAAGAGACAGATTTCTTTCTGAATACGACGAGAACGACCTTCTCAACAACCCCGATCTCCTTGATGAAGTAGTTCAAGAAGCGTTCGAGGACGCCGACCCGTACGAGTTTATGAATGATGCTGATCGTGCGCGCGCCGAGGCAGATGCCGAGGAGGCAAGCGGCTTTGGCTCGCGCGGTGACGACCCCACCGCAGATCTTGCTCCCAAGGAGTATGCCCGATACGGCAATTTCTCCTACGACGATTTGGTTGATGGTTTGGAAGATTATCGGAATCACAGCCGAGACGAAGCAGAACGAATCGCCGACTACTGGGAGCAAAGCGACGCCCTTTGGGACAAGTATTTTGAGGAGGCAATTAGCGACGAGGAGGGTGACGTAAATCGTGCATTCCCTCGTGCCGCAGAAAAAGCCTACGAGGATTACCTCAGCGACCTGGAGGGCTCCGACGGCTTCGGCTCGCGCGGTGAGGGGGAGTTCGGATCCAAGCCAGAAGATAGTGCGGCGGCGAAGGTATTTGATTCCATACTTGAGAAGTACTGGAAGATGTGGGGCTTTGATGTTCCGGACGACGACGAGGAAGGCTGGGACGAGCCGTTCGGTTTCGCCAGCCGCGGCAACGACGAAGAAGTAAAGCAATCCAAGCTTGACGAACTTGTAAGTGGCGTCAAAGACAGGCTCATCGCCGAACTCGAGACCGCCGACCCATCGACATGGAAGCCGTCATGGCGCAGCGATTCGCTGCCGATCAACCCGACCACCGGCAAGCCGTACAGGGGAATGAATGCGTTCTTCCTCATGCTCGCCGCCGCCGACAGGAAGTACAACACCGGAAGGTTCGCCGGCTTCAACCAACTCAAGGCGCGAGGCGCGATCGTCCGCAAGGGAGAGAAGGGCATCCCGATTCTCCGTCCGCAACTCGTCAAGAAGGAAGACGAAGACGGCAACCTCAAGGAGTTCGTGGTCTTCCGCGGCGCGACCGTATTCAACGTCGACCAGACCGACGGCGGCGACGAGGCGCTGAGGGCGATCCCCGCCGACCTCCCAGAGTCGGAGAGAATCGCGATACTCGACGAGACCCTGAAGGAACTAGGCGTCACCGTCCAGACGGCGGACATGACGCCCCACTACAGCCCCGACGGCGACTACATCTCGATGCCCGACTTCGCGAAGGGGACGAGCGCGCTCGAGTGGACATCGACGCTCGCGCACGAGGCGGTCCACTGGACGGGGCACAGTTCGCGCCTCAAGCGCGCCAGCCTCGCGGAGTACTCGTCAGACAAGAAGGTGAGGGCGTACGAGGAACTCGTCGCCGAAATCGGATCGGCGATGGTGCTCGCGGCCCACGGCATAGAGGCACCGTTCCGGCAGGATCACGCGCCGTACATCAAGGGCTGGATACAGCTCCTGAAGGACGACCCCGACGCCCTCAACAGGGCGTTCAAGGATGCGCAGGCGGCCGTCAACTTCATGCTCGAGAAGTCCCCGAACCTGCGCAAGCTGTTCGGCGGCATTGACACTGGGAAGAGGGCACCGGAGGTCGACGCGCCGGACAAGGCCGAGGCGCTCGTCGGGGCGAGCGACGGGTTCGCATCGCTGCACAGGGTCCGCACGCCGGGATCGTCGGCGCTCGGCGGGATCCTCTACGACGACAACAGCCGCGAGCTCATGGTCGGCTTCCTGAAGGGCAAGTCGTGGGACGACCTCGGCGACGAAGAGCGCGAGAACTGGATTGATCGCGCCAGTGCGAGACGCGGTCAGGGCGGTTACGAGCGTCCATTGTCGGACACGGAAATCGACGACCGCGCCAAGGAACTGTACGAGGACTCGCGCGACATCGGCTGGTACGTCTACTCGGATGTCAGCATGGAGGAAGTCCAGGAACTCGCCGCCGTAAAGAGCAAGGGCAAGCACATCAACGCCCTCAAGAAACTCAAGAGGGCTCGCAAGGCGACCGACGAGGACAACTTCAACTTCTTCGGAAGGGACGAGCGGATACAGGACGTGGCCAAGGCGAAGCCTGCCGACGGGTTCGCTTCTAGTGGCATCTTCATAGACGATGGAATCTGGTTGATGCGACGAGGGAACAGGGATTTCCTATCTGAGGAATTCTCTAGCCGTGAATACAGGGACGCAATGAGTGGTCTTGACAAGGTGCGCTTCGGCTCTGACAAAGAACTCACGACACAAGAGAGTAGGGCGATTAGGAAACTCGCCAATCTCTATCTAGAGAAACCCTCGACGAGGAGCACCCAGAGACAGGCAATCGCCGACCTAGTCAACATGGTGAACGATTACCGTCCTGGGCGTGGATTGGGCGACGGCTTCGCCTCGAGCTCGTCAAGGCCACGTCGCGTTCCGCGCTCCAACACCACCCCAATGTCGGTCCAGAGGGAAAGAGGAACTGGTTACATAACCGTCTCTGCCATGGTCACGGGCGGGCGCGGCGCAGGCGAGGAGGACCGCGGAACGAGGCGAATGCAAATCACCCTTGTTGGTGGTTCGCCAACCGAGGCAAAGAAAAACTTCCTCGACAGAATGGCCGAAAGAAACCTTGTGTTCGCTGGAGAGGACGGCTTCGCCTCGCGCGGCGGGCCGCTGAAGCCCCGCACACCGGGGAAGAGAATCGGGGTCGAGCCGCGCTACCAGGACAGGGACTGGGTCAACCAGACACAGGAGCGCATCCTCGCGCAGAACCTCGACTTTGCGAGCCTCTCGGAGGACGACCAAATTGATTGGGTCAACTCGATGCTGGGCGATTACCTCGACCAGAACGAGATGGGTCACAACCTTGCGGATCTCGCCAACGGCAGGAGATTGAGCACAAGGCCGGACATGGATCTCCTCAACTACGCGGAGCAGGCGTACGCGCGCATGTCGGACGCCCACATGGCGCGGCGGGCGCAGTACGGCGACCAAGACGGATTCGCCTCCGTTGGCAGACGGACCAGGCGCCTCGGCATCAAGCCGAGTCAAGCCGTCGACTACGTCTCGTACGACCCGGAGAGCGAGAGCCTGTTCGTCGCCTACAAGCGCGAGGACGGTCGCGGGGACATGTACGTCTACGAGGGCGTCAGCATGGACGACGCAATCGGCGTCGAGAATGCAGAGAGCGTCGGCAGGGCGATAAACGACATCAAGCGCCGCAAGAACGTGCGCAAGGCCACCCCAGAGGAGATCGTGGGACTTTCCGACGCGGACAAGGGCGAGGCGAGGCAGGCAGCGGAAAACAAGGATAAATTGCGTCGGAAGAAATTGGACGAATTGGCCTCCTCTCTCGTCGGCCTGTACGACCCACCGAGAACGAGAGTCGAGTACGACGATGAGGCCCCCGACGGCCTTCCGCAACTCCTTGTTGGCAGGAGAGAGAATGAGTCGCGGTTCAGGGTTGAGTACGATCCCGATGCCCGTGAGTATGTGGTCACACCTGAGTACTGGGATCGTGGCGATAGTGAAACCCCAGGAATGTGGGAAGACGGATACTCGGCGCGATTTGACAACCTTCCGGATGCCGTCGAGGAAATAAAGAGTCGCCTGCTCGCAAGAGAGGCAGACGACGATGCGGAGGCGCGCGTCGAGCGGGAACTGGACGAGGCGAGGCGCGAGCTCGACATGGCCGGCGACGCACCGGGGGTCGAGTCCGTCGATGTGACCTACTCGTCGGCGCTGGACGCCGTCGATTACAACCCGTCCACGCAGGAACTCCGCGTCACGTACAAGGACGGCGGCACGTACATCTACGAGGGCGTGGACAGGGACACGTTCGAGGGCTTCAAGGGCTCCCCGAGCAGGGGCCGCGCGATGAACGACATCAAGCGAGCGCACCCGTACCGCAAGGACGGGGAGTGGGCCGGCGGCAGAGACGAAGACGGGGGCATCGAGGAATTCGACGTCCGCGGTTCGGAGGCGGTCGAGAAGGTCACCTACGACCCGGACAAGGAAGAACTCACCGTCGTCTACTCCGGCGGCAAGGGCTACATCTACTCGGGCGTTACGCGCGAGGAGGCGGATGCGGTCCGTTCGGCGCCGAGCAAGGGTCGCGCAATCAACGACGTGAAGCGCACCCACGATGTTCGCAAGGTGCCAACCAAGGCCAAGGGCGAACCAGATATGGCAAGTGCTGGTTGGTCAAAGGGCGAGGGTGGCAAATGGTCAAAGGGGGACTTTGACATTCTGGTCTTGAGCGACGACGACGGCAACTACAGGGGCTTGTTGGCCACAAACAGAACAAACGGTGCAAAGTACGAACAGGAGGCTGCCCGTTCCGTGCCCGCAAGCGATCACCTTGAGTCGTTTGAGGGAATACTTCGCGGGGTCGGGAACCTTGACGAAGATACGACAACCGAAATTGACCCGGCACCAGTCGCCAAGCCGAAGATGCCAACGCGCAGGCCGCCCCGCGGTGGCAAGCGAGTCCGCAACCGGAATGTCACTATCACCATGGAGCAGGGTGCACTTGACGAAATAATCGAAGCAGAAGGCAATGGTACGACCGTTGATGCACTGCGAGCAGCAAGGGGTGTCGGTACATACACCAAGGGTCCGCGAAAGGGTAAGAGACGCGGTCCAGACACGATTGCAGTTCGCGATGCCGAAACGGGCGAGTTGCTCCATGCCAACGAAATTGAATTGACGAGCAGTTCTGCGAATTGGTACGAGGGTAGGAAGCAGGGCCAGTCGCCAACTGGTAGGAAGCGCGGCTACATCCGCGCCCGCTCCTACGCCGGCCGACAGGGACACAACGTCGTCTCCGACGAAGGCCCGAACCTGCGCGGCGAGGGCAGGGGAATGACCGACTACGACAAGCGCGTGTACGGCCTCGGTTCAGATGAAAAGAATCGTGAAGCAGGTCTCGCCTCGCGCGGCGGCAGCGGCAGCATACGCGACAGGATTTCGCAGTACATTGACAATCCTTACGGAGATGGCAGGCGCAGTCGCGGAACCGATCCAGAAGCAAACTACTCCAGATACTCGTGGGGCGATGACGAAGCATCCGACAGGGAAGCCTCGACCGCTTTCGCCAACACACTGAGTAGGTCGGAAGCTCGGGAAATGCTCTCAGCAGTTGGGACAGAAATTGACTCAGTAGAAAAAGAGATGAGGCGACTTGAATCACTGAGCCCACGCCAGGAACTCTCATTTGAGGACACCTACGGACAGGATGTGAACTCTCGCATTGGTGAACTCATGGAGGATCGGGCCGCACTCCTCAACCTTGAGTCAGCCCTTGACAACCGCTTCGTTGGCGAGGCCGAGGCAAGGATGGCTCGTGACGGCGACGGCTTCGCCTCGCGCGGATCGACCACGCGGCGCCGAGGCGCCGGAATGCAGAATTACGATTACGGAGATTACCCGTACATGGGCAGCGGGGACGTTGATGATCCATATAGGCCAGATCCGAGAGCCCGAAAAATTCGCGACGACATGGAAAGCAGGGTAAACCAGAACCTCGGCGAAGAAATCGTAATGATGGATGACGGTAACGGAAACATGGTTCCGACCGCCGTCCACTGGGGTTCGCGCCCGAACTCCAAAGGCGTCCGAGCCAAAAACGACTGGTTGCTCAACTTCTTGCCCAAGGGTGAATGGGCCGAAATCGGCGTGGGCGACAGTTCCGCCGTCAAGAGAGTGTGGATAAAGAGGAGCAGTCAATCTGGCAAACCCGGTCGAACAGAAATCGGCTACTTTGACAACGAAGTAATGGTCATGTTCAAGAACGGCAGCATCTACCACTACGAGGACGTGCTGAAGGCAGATATGACCAACTTGGTTGATGCCGAAAGCATGGGTCGCGCGGTCAGGGAAATAACCCACCCCGAAGAGGAGGGTGGCAAAGCCAGGAAGGACTTCACGCGAATCGGCAGCCTCGCCGATGCGCTCAAGATGGTCAGGGGTTCATACTCAGGCGACCGTGGTGAAGATGGCTACTACACGGGCTACCCGAGGGGTGAGGAGTCCTCGTACGAGGATTACGTGGCAAAGTTGTACGAAGAAGCAGATGCCGCGCTCGAGTCTCAGGATGTCGCAGGTTACAAGGACATAAAAGGGATGCTGGTGGAGGAAGGCCGGCTCTTCGGTGGACCTGGCGATTCCCGCGAAGACGTAGATCGAGCCCACAGGGAGCACTACCTAGAGAACTTCGGACTGACCGAGGAACAATGGAATCGAGCAGGATCCGACGCCACGGACGGCGACGGCTTCGCATCGCGCGGTTACGACCCCAGCAGGAATCTTGCCCCAGAACGGTACGTCGGATACGGGATTGAACGCTACGGCAATTTCTCCAAAGAAGAATTGCTTGATGGTTTGGAACTTGATCGCAATCGTGACCAAGACGAAGCAGAACGAATTGCTGACTACTGGGAGCAAAACGATGCCCTTTGGGATGAGTATTTTGAGACGGCAATCGGCGACACGGAGGGTGACGTATTAAGGGCGTTCTCCCTTGCCGCAGACAGAGCCTACGAGGATTACCTCAGCGACCTGGAGGGCTCCGACGGCTTCGCATCTGGAGGATATGGCTCATTCCCCTTGACACCCCGCGAGGTCAGCGCGAACGCCCGACAACGAGCACGGGCCATGCACGAAAAAGGCAAAGGAAGTGTGTACGACGAAACAGACGATCTCCCAGAAGTAGAGAATCAATACGATTCCATCAATGCCTGGCAGTTGCTCGCACCGAGCACCGGTGACCGCGGCCGGGTGGGCAACTACAAACAGTGGAACGTGATGATCGTCAAGAACGACGGCAGATACGACGTCGTCAAAGAATGGGGGAAACTAGAGGACGCTGATGTCTTGGATCGCACCGGGAATCAAAGCAGAACCCAGACATCCATCATCGAGCGAGGTGTTCGCGATTACGGACGGGCGCGCGACATTGCTCGTGAAGCCGTTGAAGAAAAGCTGAATTCGGGTTCGGGATACCGGCTCACTGCGACGAACGACAAGTTCAGGAGAAAGCGTCAGGACTTGGGTCCGGGAACCCCGTTGTTGGAAAGGGTCACGGCCGAACATGAGCGGTATATGCGCAGGGCCGCTGGCGGGTCTGACGGCTTCGCCTCGCGCGGCCGTGAACTTGATTGGGAAGAGACAAAACGAGGTAGCGGCACATGGAATGCGGTCGGGAACAACCCGAGGGCACGCCGTGGCGACTCCATCTACACGATCACCCGAGATGAGGATGGAAAATTCGGAGTCGATGCGGCCCACGGTTACAGTTACCAAAGGGACGGCGGCACCGACTACGACGAAGAGTACTTTGACGAAACATTCGACACCCTCGAAGAAGCGAAGGATTTCGTCCGTCGCATAGACGACTCACGCGAGCCTGAGGGCGACGACGGTTTCGCAATGCGCGGTGCCAACGTCGGCCTACTCAGCACCCCAGCGACAGCCTACGACAGCTATGACGCACTGGATGAGTTGAACGGCGTCAGCGACGATGAAAGTGTCGTGGATGCGATACTTGAGCGGGTTGACGGCGGAGAACTGAAGGAAGTGTACATAGCGCAAAATGCCCGACCCTACGACATCCTCTACATAGGAGATCCCGACGACATTGACAGACACGCCATGTATATCGTGAAAACCCCCGACGGCCGCTTCGCAGTCGTCAAGGTCCACGGCGATGTTGACGGCGATTACAACGACTACGGGCGTCTGGTCGGGAGTCGAAGCGTGAACACCGAAGTCGTCGCCACCCACGACACCTTGGACAAGGCGCGAGAGGGAATCAAGAAGCACTTTGCTGCCGATCGAAGATCCGGCGATTATCCTCGCCGTTTCGGTGACGAAGGCGACGGCTTCGCATCGCGCGGCGACGACTCCCTTGTCCCTGCAGAGTACAAATGGTACGGCGGTTTCACCAAAGAAGACTTGATCAACGATTTGGAAGATTTCCGCGATATCGACCGAGACGAGGCAGAACGAATCGCCGACTACTGGGAACGAAGCGATGCCCTCTGGGATGATTATTTCGAGGCGGCGATCGGCAACACGGAGGGTGACGTGGGTCGTGCGTTCTCCCTCGCCGCAGAAAAAGCCTACGAGGATTACCTGAGCGACCTAGAGGGTTCCGGCAAGTACGGCTTCTCCTCGCGCGGTTCGTCAACGAAGCCATCCGTCGATGCCGAAACACAGAAGCGCATCGAGGGGGCGACGCTCGGCGAACTGGCGCGAATGATCCGGAGGGACCTCGCCGAGCAGGGCAAGGAAATGTACTTCGGGGCCGTTCCGTACATCGACGCGATGTCGACCATGGATTCCATAGACGACCGCTTCGGCGAGGATTCCGGGCAGAGCATCGTCGCCTACGCGCTCGGCAACCTGCAGACATACAGGGGACCGAAGGCGCGAGCGATAAAGGCGGAACTCAACAAGCGACTCAAGGAGAAGATGGGCAGGGACGGCTTCGCCTCGCGCGGACAGCGCCTTGGCGAAATCAGGGAGCAGGAACTCGCCAGCAACTATTCGTACGAATCCGCGCAACTTCAGACACCGCTTGAGATAGTCAACCTCGAGGATACCGGGGCAGCGAGGAGATTCGAGCGGGACATGGTTGCCGCCGGGGTGTTCAACGAGGGCGAAAGCGATGAATACATCGGCGAAATCTTCGACCGAATTCTCGTGTTCGCGCCGGATACCGATGATGAGATCAGCAGTGCCGCCCTTGGCACCGAAGGTGCCGACGGGGCAAAGGTTCGGTACATAGTTCCCACCAGGGACAAGAGATACGCAATCGTCGAATTGAGCGGCGACTACGACGGAGCACCGGATGGTGGCGGGTACGGTCAAATTTACGAGGTTATCGGTACGACCGACTTCCTCGGGGCGGCGATAAGGCGCATCCAGAAGCTCGAAGGCACGCGCGAGCGCGGAGTCCCATTCACCGACGACGGCTTCGCCTCGCGCGGCGATGACGACGATTTTGACGACCCGACCCCGGAAGTCTCGGAGGCCGACAGGGCGGCTTTTGACAACCTGCCGATTGATGAGCAGGAGAGAAGGGTCGCAGAGGCGGGCGGCAGGAACGATGCCGACGCCCGCGAGAGGGCGATTGACGACTACGCCAACGAGTGGCGCCTCATGGATTTCGACGGCCTCGCCGGCGACGACTTCGGCACCGGTGAAGACGGTGGAATTCCGAGCGACGACCCGGGGTTCGATCCCGAAGACGATCTCGGCTTCGCCTCGAGCGGAGAAAGGGCACTGGTAATCCAATCCGAGTGGATGGACTTCGATGAGCTGGATTGGGAAGTACAAGACCAAATCATCCAAGACAGCATTGACAACATTGACAGGGTGGCCCAGCCGGACATTGATCTAGAAGAAGAGAGAGACTTGGCAATTGATCAATGGAACAATGATGCCAAGGCAGCCAGAGCCAAAGCAGCCGAATCGTTGCTTAAGCAAATAGACCGCCTGATTCGCCAAGGTGTCGATGACGATAATCGATTCCAGAGATACGGCAGCCTCATCACCGCAGAAGAACTAATCAAGAACACGGATTACGTTTCCTCCTCTGAACTCGCCTCGGCACAAAGCATCGTGGATGGGGTCAGGAAGCGAGCGGAAAGACTCAACAGGGATTCCGACGGCTTCGCCTCGCGCGCCGGAAGGTTCAGCACTTGGCAGTACGAAGAAGAAGTGACTGACGCCATCACAGAGCACGGTCCATCGCTCAGGGTGCGCGAATTTGCAGAAAAAAGTAGCGTAGACAGGCTAAGTTCCAGCGAGCTCGATTCTTTGGTCCCCTCATCAGAGGGTATTGCGAAGATGGTGGACGACGTGGAGGCATTGGAGTCACTCCGGAACCTGATCGCCAGCGAAATGGCCGAAGCGGGGGGTCAGCAAATTTACCCAGTTACGCCGGACAATGCAGGCATGCTTCCGGATATTGACGACCCAGATGATGCCGAACTGATAAAGCGCCTCGAGAAAGAGATAAACACCCATAGGGCGGCATTGAGAAACGTCAAGCAAGCCCTATTGGCAGCCCTCTATGACGCGCACCTGATCGACGGAACCGATGCGGGCGAAGATGAAGGCGATGCACGGCGAAGACAAGAAGCTGGAAAGAAACTTGCTAACGACATTCTCATGGGAATGTATGGGTGGAAAGACAATCCCGAAGCGTTTGTGGGTCAATTGAGCGACGTAGCCAGGGGGGACAGGGGCGATGGCACTCTTAGCCAAGAGGAAGAAAATGCACTTTGGAGACAAATCCAAAAAGAAGTCGACAAAGTTTTCGAGTTCCAAGACCTAAACGAGGGAACCGCACGTTACCCAGATTATGGACGCGGCAAAGACACAACATACAGGTGGAACAGGGACAGTGCAACGTTCTCGAGAGGCAAACCGGTCCGCGGGGGTTCCGACGGCTTCGCCTCGCGCGCCGCCGGCGCACCGACCAAGACGAGCCTGAGGAGGGCGGCGACCGAGCAGCGCGCGGAGATACGCAGCATGATCCAGGATCAGCAGATACTCGACCGCGACAACCCGATGGAGCGCCGCGCCTACGACGACATGGAAAAGCGCATCGAGGATGCGCAGCGCAAGTTGATGAACATCGAGCGAGAGATTGATGGCCTGCCGCCGATCGGGGACACGGGAAGACGAATGCCGGGCGAAGGACTCGCCTCTCGCACCACGCTCCCGCAACCGGTCTCCCTCGGCAGGGACGTCATCGACCGGGCGAGGGGCGGCGACACGAACGGCCTCATCGGCGCGATACGCGAGGCGATGAAGGACGGCAAGAAGGTCAAGTTCTCGTACAACGGCAAGGAGCGCGAGCTCACCCCCGTTGAGATTTGGCAGAACCCGAAGGTGCCCGGCCGCTTCAACATGGTCGGGGAGGATGCGGAGGGAGTGAGGAAGAACTTCTCCCTCGACAAGTTCAGCCCGAGCGAGGATACCGACTTCGGCGCCGACATGGACGCCCTGAATGCGCAGAGAGCAGTTGACAATTTCACCCGCCTCAGTTCCGCCGACCAGAACATGTACTTCCAGAGGGCGCTGGCGAACAACCGCGACTCCGGGATGACGACCGAGCAGATTCTCGACGAGGCCAGGAAGCTGGCGATGGACGACAGGCGAATAGCCGAACTCGAGCGAGAGGCCGTCGGGATGGGCCAGTCGTCCAAGCCGCGCAAGATCGACGTCTCGTCCAGTTCCGCCCTCAACTCCGTCGAGTACGACGAGATGAACCGCAGGCTCTCGGTCGAGTACCGAGGACGCGACGGCAAGGGGACCGGCACGGTCTACACCTACGACGGCGTCGAGCCGGACGTGGTCGACAGAATCGAGGCGTCGGACAGCCGCGGCGCGACGATGCGCGAGGTCAGGGACAACTACGAGTTCACCACGAGCCGCAAGTTGCCCGACTCTGCGTACGAAGGGCTCGCCTCGCGCAGTGGCTTTGACTACGCACTCGACAGGGACGACGATGATTATTCGTCTGACGTAAACGCGGAGAGGGAAAAACTCCTGGACCTGGAGCAGTATCTCAGCAGCGTCTACGGCGAAAGTTTTGAAGAAGATGGAACGATGGACTTGGATGAGCTCATCGCCAAGGAGATGAAGCGGCAGCGCATGGGCAAGCGCGAGGCCACCTCGTACGCCCGACAGCTACAGAAGGACTACCTCGATTGGAGGGGTCGAAGCGATGCGCTGGCCGACATGATGCTCTACGACGATGGCTTCGCCTCGCGCGGCCGTCGCCGTAGCACGGATGACATGAGGCGCGAATTCGGGAAAATTGAAAGGCTGGACAGCACGGTAAATCGAATGAATGCCTCAGAGGCAGTGGACTATCGCGAACGACTCATCAATGCCCGCAATCAGGCCGCCCGCGAGATGGCGCGCGCGAATGGGGTTGCCCCCAAGAAGGTGCGAAGCATCTACGACGTCTCGCCAGACGAGGATGACCAAGATCTCCTCGATGAGTACGACAGGGCCATAGATACTGTCGACTCCTTGCTTGACAGGTATAAGACTGACAAGTCTGTCGCGGAGGCGAAGATGAATGCCTCGGCGAATGCCCTCGGCGAAGCACAGGAACTCGCCAAGAGGGTGCGCGCTGGGTCAAGCGAAAGGCGTAGCTCGTGGGATTCGGATGAGGAATTCATCAATGCCAAGAGGGAGGATTACGACCTCCTGATCGACGAAGTCGAGGACTTCTTCGAGGGGGAGAGCAGCGGCGACAGCTATGACGGGATGGAATCCGAAACGCTCGAACACGGAACATACGTGAGGGATGTAGACATGGCAAAGCTGGATGGACTTCGGCAGAGACTCAAAGAAGCCACAACCGAATCCGGTGTCGACGACGTACTGGATGATCTGGACAACATGGTGTCAGAATTGCCCGACTCCTTCGAGAGGAGGTACAGGGAGGATGAGGCATTCAATGATTACGATGCTCCGTCCGTCCCAGACAATCTGCTCTCGGACAGTTTGACTACATTCTTTGATGACCCAGATTCGGAAATTTGGAAAACGCCACCTTCTGCCGACTGGATTGAAGAGGGCCTGTTCGGCTACGAGTTTGAAAAACGCCGCGTCGAGCGGTTGACGGCGGAACTGGACGAGAGGAAAGCGAATGCCTCGCGCCCCTTGGAAGGCGACGGCTTCGCCTCGCGCGGGCGTCGCCGCCGCCCCGGTCGCCGCAACCAGGGCAAGAGGCGCGAGGGCATGGCGCCGAAGACTCGCTACTCCGAAGAGGACAGGCAGAACATCGCGGACAGGAACGTACTGAGGTCGCGCAAGCGACCGGGCAAGCGCCGCGGCGGCCCAGACGCATCGGAGTGGGACGGCTTCGCATCGATGGCGGATACCGAGAGGGATTCCGAAATGCCGGTGAACCCCACGAAGGTGTTCGAGGGCGGCGAGCACGGGCCGGGCAAGGACATATCCCTGAACAAGATGTGGGATAACTACAGAGAGAAACTTGAACGCATAACCGCATCGGGTAAAAGACAAAAATGGGATGCCTTGGTCTCGGACACGCCGCTCTACCACAATGTGGAAGTACCCGACGGAAACGGCGGGTTCACCTTGGAAGAGGAAGTCCTGTTCTATCCGTTAACCATTGATGACTTCATGGAACGTTTCGGCCCCGACTCCAGGGTCGGCCTAGACGAGGAATCGGTGAGGCGTTTGTTTGACTCCAGACGCAAGGGTTCCCCGGAGTTTTTCATAGATGACCCGTCCTTGGCGGAGAAGATTGCCCTGGAACTGGGATTTGGTACGGGTCAGCGAGAGGGGCTGTTCGGATTTGACCCGCTCGCTTACTTTGACGACACGGGTGCAATGGTGGATCGCCCGGATGAGATTGATGCCGCCGTTGACGCAGAAAGGGCCCGCCGTACGGCGAGACTGGCGGCTCGGGCTGGTCGCGCCGGCAAAAGGGACATCATCGAGAGGCGCCGGGATGCGGCCGAACCATCCCGACCAGTCGGGGAAATGAGCCTGCGCGAATTCGAGGACAAGTTGTTCGAGAATACGGGGGTAAGGGTCAGGCTCACCGACGACAACGGAAATGCACTGAGCGCTGGTGCGATGATGCGGAACGTCAGGGCCTCTGGCCTTCCGTTCGTCAACGACAAGGGGACACCCTGGAGTGAGGAGCGTTACAGGCAAATGCAAAGAGCGGGATACCTGCCAAACCGATACGCCAGAGAATTGGTCGATAAGAAAATACTCAAAGAGAGTGACCTCGCGCGACGGGATGCGATTTCCGACGGCGAGTTCGGCCAGTGGCCTGGATTCAGGGAATTGGGCGGGAGTTCCGCGAAGAAGATTAGGGATGCCCTGATCGAAATGGGGCTGTTTGAAGAGGGAAGATCCATCAGATCCATCGAGGAGGCCCTCGGACGTGCGGGCAGGGGTGCTCGTCTAAGGATAAAACCCGACAGGCTCGGCGGGAAGGGGTCGGTGCTTCTCCCCATGGCCAAGGTCAGGGAAATGGTGGAGAGGCTCGGGCTAGATGCCGAAGAATTCGAGAAGTGGTTCCGCAGGACGGACAACTTCACAGACGGCGCACCTTCCGCCCCGACGGAGTAGGTGCTAATGTTTATTACACGATTTCCACGAAGGGATTTTGCTAAATGAGCATGATGGAACAATCGGTGCCGACCGTCAACGTCGATGCTGAGGGCGGGATTCTGGGCTGCGCCAAGGGCGCCGACCTCGCCCAGTGCGGCTACGTCAAGGGCGACAAGGTGTGCGGCAAGTGCGGGGCCGTGCCCGTGGAGATGAAGGTGATGCCCGTCGCCGTCGCCGAGGATCTGCTCGCCAAGGTGGCCAAGCTCGAGGGCGAGCTCGCCGCGGCCAAGAAGCCTAAGGGGAAGACCCCGCGCAAGGTGCAGATGGAGGACGCCGAGGACGAGATGGAGGAGCAGGCGAGCGTCGCCGCCGAGTTCGCAGAGGACGACGAGGAAGAGACCGAGGAAGAAGTCGAGGAAGATGCCGAAGTCGAGGCCGACGAGGAGGAGGCCGACGAGGAAGCCGCGCCAGAGGAAGAGCCAGAGGAAGAGCCGGAGGACGAGGAAGAGCCGGAGGACGAGGACGAGGAAGAGGACGAGGATGAAATGCCGGGACAGGGCGGTCCCTCCCTGCTGGACAAGTTCAGGAAGGCGCGCCTGCAGCAGATAGGCGTGAAGTCCGCCGATGTCGGCTCGCACGGATACAAGTGCGCGATGGACGGCAAGGTCTACGCCGGCGGCACCCCGCCGTGCGCCGACTGCCCGGGCGGGTGCTTCGGCGTCAAGGGCGAGGTGACGATACTCCATGCCGAGGGGATATCGCAGACGCTGGTCAAGGGCGACGTCATCGAGTCGGCGTTCATCGACAAGGCCGACATGTTCGTCACGACGATACGGCGCAAGGACGGAAAGATGTTCGACATCTACGTGGACAAGTCCGGCGAGATACGCGGGCACAGCCTCGTAAAGGCGAGCACGATCCACGACCCTGCCGTTGACGACCTGACCATGGTCACCTTCGACGAGGCGGCGAACATCGCCATGTCGCACCTGCAGCGCAAGGACGCCGAGGTGGTCAGCATCCAGCCGGCCGCCTTCGAGGGGCACGAGGCTTACGTCGTCGACATCCAGTGCAAGACGGGCGAGAGCTACGACGTGTTCGTCGGAATCGATGGGGCGCTCCTCGGCTACGAGACGCTGCAGGAGCCGGACATAGAGGAGATAGAGGCGGAGGCGGCGGAGATCGCCCTCAAGAGCGCGTACCCCCTCGCCGTCAGGTCGGAACTGGCGAAGGCCGGCATCGCGATGCCGGACGGGTCGTTCCCGATACTCGCGCATGCCGACCTGCTCAACGCGGTCCAGGCATCGAAGCGCGCCACCAACCAGAAGGACGTGCGCGAACACATAATCCTCAGGGCGAAGACCATCGGGCACGAGGACTCGGTGCCTCCGTCCTGGACGGAGGTCGGGGCCGCTGAAATTCAGGGGAGCCTCGATGAATTCGACAAGCTCCTCCAGGAGCTCAACTCGGAAGAGGAGTAGTCCGTGTCGCAGGGCGACGACGGCAAGAAGGACATCCGCCAGAGGGCGGACGAGTTCCTCCAGCACGGCGTGCTCGGCTGTTGCCCCGAGACCAAGGCCGCGCTGGGGAAGACCATCGCCGAGTCCGGGGATCAGAAGCAGCCGGAGAAGGCGCTGCCGAACGTCGTGAGCGCGGGCGGGCGTCGCTACGACAAGACCTCCAAGTGGGAGGAGGGAATGGAGCTCCACCTCTTCCCTGGTGCCGCCTCTCGGAACGCGCTTCACGGACAGCCGAACTTCGGATGGATGCCTGCAAAAGAGAATCGCGAACGGTCGCAAGAGGAGATCAATCAGGAATTCGCTGATTCACTAATCGAGTACACGAAAAAGCCGCGCGTCGTCCAAGAAGTGTGGGAGGTCGACGACGACGGCAACCCGACCAAGCGTGTCAAACCGGACGACGACAAATCGGACGACGAAGACGGCGACGACGAAGACGAGGAGGAAGAAGGGGTCAAGGGCAAGGGGCTGGGCCGCACGCTCAGGGAGTTGAACCCCGGCAACACCCTCATAGCCAGGGCCGCCAAGCGGTTCGGGGTGTGGATGGACGACCTCGGGAAGTTCAGGTGCCCGCCGGGAACCCCGCAGGCCAACCAGTTCACCGACGAGTTCGGAACGACGTGCTTCGCCGTCTCGGCATCGCAGATCGCAAACGCGGCGCAACAGGGGTTCGCCTCTCTCGGCTCGTGGTACGGCAAGTGGAGACAGCGCAGGATGCCGTTCTACATAGACGAGTTCGGGAACGTGACGGAGAACGTCGACATAATCGAGGGGCGGCAGGAAACCAAGCGCGTCTTCACGGGCGCGCGTGCGCGCGTGAGGGCGGTCGAGGCGGCGACGGTGGATCTCGTCGATGACCTGCTTCGGGAACACGGCATAACGCCCGACGCGACGGACAACAAAGACCTGAAGACATTGATTGAAAAATTGTCGGACAAAGCGGGCAAAGAGATATTGGTCGAGACTATTCCCGACATCGACAAGATGTGGAACAGACTGCCCGAAGCCAGACGACGCGAGCTGGAGTCACGGGGGATAAACAAGGAAGCGCTGAGAAAATCGGAGCGAGGCTTCCTCATGCAGATCGTGCGAATGGCCATCGAGGATCCTGAAAATTTCGCCATGATTGACAGCGTCATTTACAAAGCAAGACCTAACGATGATCCAGATAACGAGGCATACACGCGCGCGGTTTTTCCGGAAACAAGGAAGCATGGCAGGCCACCCAAGATCTCCGAAATGAGAACCGAAATAGAGTACAACCCGTTAAAAATGGCGGACAATGTCGTCAACCAATTGGAGGATGTGAGGGAGCACCAGAGGCTCGGCCTGAGGGTCGTTGGCGCGGGCAGCGACGAGGAGGCCGCCGACGTCCTGCACAAATTCGTGGTCAACGAGAGCCAGTGGGCCGGCGGCATGACCGCATCGCTCGGCAAGGATCCCTTCCTCACCAAGGGCATGCACACCGCCGCCCACGAGGGCGCGCACGTAAAGCAGGTTCGCAAGTTCGTCGCCAAGGCGATGGAGATTTACGGATCCGATGCCGGCCCAGGGGATTTGAGCACCGGGAACGTTGTCAACGTAATGATCGGGATGGGCGACGAGATAGACATAGAAGACCTCGGTCTCGTCCTTGACGACTTCGACAAGGTCGCATTCATCGGCGGCAGGTACGGCAGGGATACATACGGACAACGCGGGGCCGTCGACGAACTGTGGAGGCTGGAGACGGCCGCCGAACTGTACGCACTGAGGCAGATGGGCGTCATCGAGGGGGACGACGTGGATGCGGCCATCTCTTGGATGGACTCCGGCGACGAGGCGAAGGACAGCGCGAAGAGGAGATCAATTAAGAGGAAGCGGGCGAGGGTGCGCGAGCGCGAGGCGACGAGGCCGATGCCAGAAGACGTCCCGGGCGACAAGCCGAAGGACAAGAAGAGGAGGGCGCGCAGGGTTCCCGACGCGGCCGGCGCCGACAAGGTCGGCAAGAGCATTCGCAAGTCGACGATGGACAGGCTCGACAAGGGCGAGAAGGAGGCGGTGGAGAGGGTCGGCGACCCGAGGCGCCACTCGGTCATGGCGCTGTCCGATCCGGCCAACTCGGAGCACGCGATCATGTCCATCGATGCCGGGCACAGGCTCGCGCGCAGGCACGGGGTGGACCTGCAGGAGGTCGACGTCTCCGGCAGCAGGGCGCTCTCGAGGGTCGCGTACGACGACAAAAAGAAGAGGCTCTACGTCACCTACAAGGACAAGGACGGCAACCCGGGCCGCACCTACTACTACAAGGGGGTGGAGGCGGAGGAATTCTTGGCCCTGTACAGAGCGGAGTCAAAGGGCAAGGAGATGAACAGGATAAAGGCGACACACGAGGTCTCGGACCCGCTCCTCAAGGGAATTCCCGCGAAGATTGACATGAAGAGCCTTGAGGACGGCGACATCGCCCAGCAAATCCAGTTCAACCTGATACCGACCCTGACCGCGCTGGACAAGTCGCAGGTGGGGATGGACATGCGCGTCGTCGTCACCGTGCCGAAGGACAAGAGGGGCGGCGAGTCGGTGACCGTGAAGGGGATAACCACTGCCCGCATCTACCACGACGGAATGTCAATGAATGACGACGAGGTAGTCCTCTCCATACCGTCCGATGCTCGCGGCATCCCGGTGGACGCTGGAGCGTTTGACAGGGAACCCGATGGCTCGACGTCGTTGTTGATGATGCCGCCGATGAAGATCGCCGTGCTCGACGAGGGCGACGGCAGGGTGGCCGAGCTGACCGACCAAGAATTTTCCGACACGACGCTCGAGAGAATTCTCGACGAGTGGCCGCACGGGTCGGGCGAGAAGGACGGCAGGAAGATTGCCGTGTCGAAACGCAAGGCAGAGGAAGTCATCGCCACGCACCTCGCTGCGGGCGAGGGCAAGGGCGAACTGCCCGACGGCAGGACCGCCCCGATCGGGGTGCGAAGGATAAGGACGAGGAATGCCGACGTGCACGCGAGGCAGACCGCAAAGAGGAGCAGCCCGACCAAGCCGACCAAGGCGTACAGGGACAGCGTCACCACGAGGGGACGCGGCTTCAGCTCAATGGGGAAAATAGAAACGCAGGAGGAGAGGAACTTCTCCCGGATGTCCGGCGCGACGAGCATCCTGCCGTCAATCAGGGACGACGCGTCCGTGGATCCGGAGGTACGAAGGGCGCTAACGAGTCTCGACGACAGGCAGGTGTCCCAGCTCATGGATGACGTGGCCTTTGATTTCCATCAGGGCGTTGACAGGCGCCCGAGGATCCGCGTCTCCGAGGGCGAGCTCGGCAAGGTTGTCAGCGACGGCGGTCGCTACTACAAAGATTCTGGGCACTTCTCCTCGGCCGAGCGACAGTACCAATCGCTCATCGGGATTCACCCCGACGTTGACGACATCGACAGGCCGATCGCCGCCTACGTCGTCCACCCGTCGCAGGATTCCGCGGCGAGGGAGGCAATGCGCAGGAGGGGCGTGCAGGTCGGCGATGCCCCGATTGAGTGGCCGAGGGGCTCCAACCCGCACGGCGACGTAGATGCCGACGGGGACATAGAGATAGTGCTCAAACCCGAGGTGTCCGGCAGGACCGCGTACGGGTTCGGCTACGGGATGGACGAGAAGACGAGGCCGGTGTGGATGAACTCGTCCGACCACGCCGCCGTGGCCGACGCGATAGTGCA